AGACTCTCTCTATCTTGCATAATTTATACCTCTCTTTCTAACTGAATCATAGCATCATACATGTTTTAGTATGGAGAATGGTACTCCTCATAGTTCTCATAAACACAGCAATCATGACATTTGTTTTCTCCATTTCCTTTGCATAATGGATAAGGTTCCCCATTTTATACAAAACATTTTTCATTTGTATCGTTTGGAATATAATTTGTTCTGTTGCTTGAAATAATTAATTCATCCATTTTAAGTCCTCCTTATTCTACCAAATCATCGTTTCATTATTTTTTTAAGCAATTCGTCTATTTCTTGTTTATTTTGACATAAGTAAAAAGTGTCTGTATCTGTTTTATAATAATCCTTATAATATTTCTTTTTTATAATGGACATATCCTCTTCTGGAGGTATGTCGTAAATTATATGTCTTAGCATATTAACTCCACTTAATTTACTTATAACTACACAGTACATGTCGTTTCCTCCAATCTTAATAAACTCCGGACTCAAGTCTAGAATTTTTTCATATATCTTTCCAAAGTTGCTTTCACTGCCTTAAACTACCATAGAAATAATCATACCCATAAATACCGGGATACAACTTTTTGACCTTATTCCTGTTCTCGTTTGAACTTACAAATATGCTGTTCTGTGTTCTTTCTTTCAGATGTGATATCAGATCGTGCACCATATTTTTATGTAATTCATTTTTTATCAATTCTTTAGCCACATCTTCATATGATTTTTGGTAACAATAATTACCGCTTACAAACAAAAGTTTACTGTATTTATTTTCTTTCGGATACAATTTTTGAAGTTCCGCCTGTACCATCATTCTAGCGGTTCTTTTGTCGAACATTGTTCCTGTGGTTGTTTTGTCATACCAGTTTCCAAGATAACCATATGTTTGAATGCCATATTCCTTGCTTACGACATGGGGTGAATCTGTACATACAAATTCATTCCATTCCACACCGCATATTTTATGTTTCATTGTAACTTTTGTGAACTGATATCTGTGTCCGAGATATATAAACTCCGTCTCCGGAATATCTTCGTATCCAATTTCTTTTGAATGCCAAGATCCGGTCCAGAGCTCATCATATCCACACATACCTGCTATTTCTTTTCCATATAAATCCGGATCCATAAACGAAAGTAACCATTGATTGACAGACATTGTTGATTCTCCATTTAAAGATTCAGACCAAAAATTTGCAGTGATATTTTCTTTATTAAAATCGATATTTTTACAAATCTTTTCCCACCGGATTTTCATTACTGATTCGAATTTAGGAAGAGGATTTGCATCTCTGTTGGAATATCTGACACATTCTTTTCCACTGTCATCGCAGCAGATAAACATAACGTCATTTTCAACTGCTCTATCCAGTTCGCAGTATCCTAACGGATCTGACACATAGTACCAGGTTCCTTCATCTTTGTAAGTGTATCTTCCATAATATTGAGGTACACCTTTCATTGGATCAATCACTTTCCATAATTCAACATAATTATCATCCTCATTACGGGATTTTTTTACTTTTATTTCTTTCATGTTATCACCTATCCTCATATTTATTTTTTTATTTGATCGCACCATAATTTTTCAATGCGTTATTTAGAATTAATTTTATATAAAGCCTTATTTTAAGGCATAAAAAAAGACCGCTCTATAGCGATCTGAATTAAAAAGAACCATACAAAATTTATATGGTTCTACGACTTATTCTTTGATTTTATTTACAATACAACTATATCATATTTTTTTATATTCTGCAACAAAAAAGGAAAGCCAAAATGAATTGACCTTCCTTTTTATTAAATTTCCGAAGCTAGTAATCTGCTTCTTCATCTTCTAATTCTGCAACAGCCTGTAAAACCTCATCATAAGAAAATTTTTCAATTTCCCCTCTTTGCAGAATTCCTTTCAAAAGTTGTTTTCGCTCATCTTTATCAGTAAGTTCTTCTCTTGAAAAAACACTGGGCACATCAGAACCACGTCCCTTATACCCTGCCGCTGCAGTATATAGCTGCTTACAAAAATTTTTGTCTTTCTGTATATACAGGGGTGCATCGGATAATGTATATCCGTTCCGTTTAAAATTCTCTTTTATAAGTTTTTTGTTTTTTTGCAGACTTTCGTCAACATAACTTAATATGTTGAAATGGTCGCCTAATTCGGCGTAGATCTCTTTCCCATAGTTTTTTATTACCATGAGAACAAAATCAAAATCTTTCCGTAAGTCATCTCCCATAAACTGGACACTTTTTTTATTTTGCTGTATTCCTCTGATTGTCAACTTTTTATCATTTCTATACTTTTCTGGAATATACTGGTAACACCCGTAATCAATCATAATTTCAATGATTTCAGGATCTTCCCCAATATTTTTCATGGGAATTAATGAAAATAAACTTGTTATATATTGAACATTCTGATAATGAAACCGGTCAATAAAATTTGTTACATTTTCCTTTGTGATAAGGCTGCCACTTATTTGATCAGTCTTATCTCCCCATTTATTTTCTTTGATCAGCTCCGAAATTATATGCAGATTCCAAACATCGCAATCTACAACTGCCTGTAAAAAGTTTGTATCAAAAAATGTCAAAGAATTATTACATTTACTCAAGTCATTTATAATATTCCGGAACAAATCCTCCAATTCCATGTAATTTTGGTACGTTTTTCGCATCTTTATTGCTGTCATCCAAAACTGCGTATCATTTCCAACTGATGGATATTGTATCAGCAATCCTCTTGCATCATTATGTAATAAACTCCCTTCTTTGAGCTCCATCAAAAAATCATTCTTGGCACAACTTTCATTATAATCTTTCTCAATTATGCCGTTAATATCTATATGCCCGGACATCTCATATCCGCACATACATTTCCTTTCAAAAGATCCGTCTTCGTGGATGCTAAACACATCCGTCTCTTTAGTATAATTACGTCCGCAAAACGGACATTTTTGATAATTTTTTTGTATTTGCAATAATAATTCTACTTCCATTATTTTATTCGCAGGGAAATTCATAATTTTCATTATAAATTCCCTGCATTCTCCTTTCTATAATAATCTTATAAGTTGAAGTCCTCTTTTACGACCTCAATTTTCTTTATTCTTTCCCATTTTACGAATTTGAAGCTTACCTTATCTTTTCCATCTTCTGTTGGAATCAAAATGCGATCATTCACAGCCATGATTACAGGCTTATTTCCAGCAATGCTTAAAAACTGTTGCTGCAAACCAATCGGAGCAACAATTGCAACAATATCACTTTGCTCTATCTCTTCCTTCAGTTCATATGCAGAACCAATGGTTCTGTTTATCTGATTGATTTCACATGCACCGAGAGCTTTTTTCTGATCCGTCGTCATTTCGTGCCGACTGAACCATAGGACCTTGACTTTCCAATCATCCGGTACTTTCCAACACGGCTGGCCAGGTTTGTATGATTCGTTATTTTCTTTGATCTCCACAAGCCTTGTCGCATCTCCATCCAAGTGTTCCTTAATAAAGAAACTTTTTGCAAGTTCTATATTGCTTGCTTCTACCAGATTAGCGTGTGAAATTCCATTGACTAAAAAATTTATTTTATATAACATGTGTTTTCCCTCCATTTTTGTTTTAACCCATGCAGAATGGAAATACAGAATCCCATTCCCATTGAAAACTTTTACATTTTTCTGATATTTCCTTTTCGATTCCATCACAAATATAATTCCATCTATAATGACAACCTGGATACTGCTTCTTAACATATTCTATATTTTCAAAAGCCCATGTAAGAAGCATTAACGCATCTTCTCTTGTTGCAGCCTGAATATTTGCACACAATGCATGTGCTTTTTCCTGTTCAAACCACTTTTTTATTATTTTTTTGGGATCACTTGAATTGAAACGATACACTTCCTCTTCAAATAGTCCTGCTACTGTTAAACAATATTTTCCCATTATTTTCCCTCCCAAATTTCCCAGTTATTACTAATTTGTGTTTTCTTGTAATAACGAGAATTGTCCATAGCCATCCAAAATGGTCTTTTGAACTGATAGGCTGCCTCATGCTTATAAGCAATCCTTTCTGTTTCTCCAATCGTCCACTTTATGATGCTTCCGACTGGCAGCGCCGATAAAGATCGTGTTTTCTTTTCCTTCCTTTTTTCCCTGCACAGCCTTCTGTACTCCAAAGCATTTTCATTATCTGTATCACTTAATAGCTTTAAGATTGATTCCGGGCAGTCATAATAATAAGGAATTACGGTCTCATCCATGTACTTATAGGAAAAATAATCTCCTCTTATAGATGTTAGAAGAATGGCACACCATATTTTTCCATCCTCAATTGATTCATAAACGCTTTTGCCATCCGATTCTCCGAGATAACGCATACAATCTTTTATGGCAGCATAATATACACTTCCGATCACTACCGATTTTAAAACGACAAAGTGTCATCTATTGTATCCTTGTGAAAAATAAGCATCACATTCTGCTTTTCGGTCTATTTTCCCGGATTTAAAATATGATGCCCTATATTTCGTCCATCCCATTAAATTTTCTCCATTCTATCGCAGCCAACAAACCCATCAGGTTATATTGGCTGCAATGTTATATTGTAATTTGTCTTAAACTCATGCAATTACATCATCGTATATACGATCAAGCCATGCATAAAGTTCATCGAGCTGCTCTGCTGTTATTTCTTCATCCTTATAAAATGATGAAATATAATCCTCTATGTCAAGTTTTGATCTTTCACGCATATAGCATAGAATATAATCTTTTATTCTTTTTGATTCCATATCTTTTTTCCTTCCCTTAAACATAACTCAGTTTTTTCCCGCGTTGAACATTTTCCCCGCGGAAACAACTTCCACAATACTCCCATGTATCTTCTGCAACCCTTTTAAATGTTGTGTATACTGGACGTATTTTGCCATTGTCATTGTCATACATGTGATTCGCCGGTTCTCCAACCTGAGAGCAATCACCTCTCATGCATGCCGGTGGAAGCATATTCATTGCTTCATCGACAATTTTTTCTTCCACTAAATCACCAACTTCCAGTGCATCTGGTCCATAATACCAACTTTCGTTATAGACTTTTTTTCCATTGTACTGTCGGCATTCTTTAATCTTTGGCCCACGATAAATACATTCTCTGATATATAATTTTTCTTTTATCCAAGAATAATCTTTTTCTGCATGAGTCAAATACTTTTCCGCAATTTCTCTTGCTGGAAATATAACCGTATTACCAACATGGATTGTATTCCCTTTTCTGTCGTATACCACCTCATAACCGGTGGATTCAATCCAGTCAGGAATAGGTGTTTCTGTCAAGTACCCATTTTCCACGAATCTTTCCGCGGCTATCGTACTATCATATCCTTCCGCTACCGGCTCACCTACAGAAATGTTTTTGTAGGCTGACGTTCTTTTTCCTTTTTCTGTTAATACAAAGTATTTTCCTTCGTCTGCTTTGTATCTGTTATTAAAAATTTTCTCCATATTTATTACCTCGTGCTATCATCATTTTTTTTCTGTATTCTTTAACCTGTTCTATGGTCAGCCATTCCGGTTTCTCATCATCCGCAAATGATTTCCATAGTTTTTCCATTTCATCACAGTGTTTTTCAACTGTCTTATAGTACAAATTACTTTCATGTCCAAAACCAAACCCAAGAAAGTACTCACAATCATGCTGCAGCCTGCTTAACATCCGATAATCAAATTCCCTCGGATGTCTTTTGAAAGGAGCCTCGCACTCAACCTCTTCCATAACTCTTTCAAACGGTTCACCGCAAATATCCCCATCTTCGGGATGTCTGTATGCTCCTGTGTGCAAGTCTAATTCACCATGCCCGTTATCCAGATCAAAATATATTTTCCCGTTTTCATCCTCATAACATGGGTAATTTCCTGTTCCTCCAAAGCCAATGTAATTAATTTTCATTTTTTCCTCCACTATATTTTTTTAACGTACATTTTTATATATTTCATCACGTTACGATATTGTAACGTGTATTTTAGATTAAAAAATATAACTTAATCTATACTAAAGTCCTGTGTAAGGACATAAAAAAAGATCGCTCCGTGGCGATCACATTATAAAAAGCCATGCGAAGTCCACATGGCTTTTTTGATTTGTTTTTTAATTTTATTTATGATTTTATTTTACCATATATATTGAATATTTGCAACTTTTTTGTGGAATCAGTCATCAATCAGTCAAGCTCCTAGCAGATCAAAAAGACTGATCTGTTCCCATTCATCAACCTCAATATCAGTAAATTCAATCTGTTTTTTTAGTGGAACATTTAAAGGCCCATCTATGAGCGAATTATTTTCTGAACTTAAGGACATTTTTTTATCTTCCATATTCTTTGCACTGTTATGTTCTCCGTCAGTCCGCAATTCTCTGATATACCACATAGGTGCTTCTACAATAAGTCCCGGAAACCTGGAAATGATTCCATCTATCTGCTCTTTTGTGATAGTATCGAGAGAAATCATTTCTCTTGGAACTGATATGCACAGTTCGTCAACAAGTTCTTTTCTTCTTAAATCCGGACGCACCTTTTTCAGATACATTCCTTTGCAGATGTCTTTTGTTTGAAGGGACATCATTGTATCAATCAAGGATTGTGTTTGCTCTTCATATCCAAAGGTAAAGCGGTCTGGATGAGCCTTTGCAAATTCAACCAGCACGTTTTCCGTGCGGTATACTTTGGAAATATCATTTGTGTCATAACAATACTTTCCTTTTACCCATTCACATATCACATCTTCTGACATATATTCATCTGGAACAGATATCGGTTTGTTAAAAAGTCTTTCTTCTACTACTGTTTTCCAAAAAGACTCTTTATCTACGTCAGACAGCTTATCAATAATATCTGTGTTTCTTTCAACTGCAAAGCTATTTGAACGCATTGCAATAAGCAGCATATCCACTGTCAGAAATTTATTTGGCATTTCTGTAATTTTAGCACCATGCTTGCTTAAAAAAAGCTTCCAATCCTCTTCTGTCTTCGGATTATAAGATCCGTTATGTAACTCGTCATCTTTCGTAACCTCTTTTTTGAAATCACGGTATTTATTTGATAAATGTTTTTCCTGGTCTTTTTCCAAATTTAAAAGTGGTGTATAGCATCCGTTACTTAACAGCTCATTCCAAAATGAATCATCCTCTACAAACTCATTCGGAACATAACGTATTGCATACGGATATCTCTTGCAGACTTCGAGACATACCTCTTTTGATTTGAACTCTTCTGGAAGATATTGCAGCATCCATCCAAGCCCATTATAATACATATGGTTACCATTTCCACGATCATAAATATCCCATCGTCTTATCGTTTCTGCAATAAGTTTCCAGGAAATCACTATCTTTTTCAGGTTCTCAGGAATCTTGCTGTAATGAAATCCACCAGTCATACAACAGCACTGATAAAATACTTTGTCTTTTAATTCATCCGGTAGTTTTATCATATAATCCGTAAATCCAGTATCTTTGTAATTTCTTACACAATACTCAAGATAATGATAAAGCAGATTCTTGTTCCACCTTTCTATAGGAATTTCTCGCAGTCCTCCGCTATTTTCGCAAATAACTTCCAGTAAATTTTCGTCTGACAGAAGATCTATATATTGGGAAAGCCAATTAACAGCACTCCAGTCTTTTTTGCACAGAGTAACAAAACGTTTAGCCGTCATGAATCTTGCCGGGATATCTCTTACATGGAGATATTTTTGATGTTTGATTGCATGATCTACAAGCTCATCTGTAACAAACTCCTTTGGAATCATGTTTAATGCACGGGATTCCTTTTCCACCAACTCAGCAAGTGTTTGATAGTCACGCTTTTTATGAAAATATTTTCCCTCACTGATTAGTACTTTTATAACCGGAATGGTGTCATTTGCACTTGCTTTAATATGTTCCTCTGTATCTTCCCTACGAATAATTGTATCAATGGAAAGTGCATCTTTGTCATTCTCTTTTAATTTTTTTATTGCCTTCTCCACATTTTGATAGCACAATAAATATATTTTTATTTTGATAGGATCCGTATAATTGATCACATATCCTTCCTGTTCTTTTTGTGGTAAATTTTTAAATTTCATATTTGTATCCTCCTGCCGCATGTCATCAGACATGTGTTATCATTGTCCAATTAATAAGGCAGCCGGTTATATTTTCCTAGCTGCCTTTATGTATCATTATAAATTTTGTCTTATACAAAAAATCAACAAATGTGAGTTTGTTACTTCGCAATATTGATATATTCTACATCTGGATTGTTTTTGTAAATCTCTCTGATTTCCGTTTCCGTATACTGTTTTTCAAGCACATACGGATCATTGTAAGTTCTGTGTGTCACTGTTCCATCTTTCCATTTCACTGCAACATATAACATTTTTCTCTCTCCATTCATGTAAATCTTAGTTTCATTCGGCTAATACGCTAATACAGATGTATAATAATCTAACTCAGTTTCATCTAATCCATGTTCTTCAGCAGATTCAACGTCTTTCAGTATATTAAAAATCATATCTATTGTCATATCTAATGTATATGATTCCCAATATTCTTCTTTTGTTAAATCATCATCTTCTGAACCGAGAAAATAAAATGCGTTATCACCAATTCTACAGCAAATGCCAATACATCCTGCATATTCTTCTTCGATTGAAACAGTTCCAGATTCAAAACCATTTCTAATCATTTCTCTTGTAATCATGTCCTATCCTCCAATCTTCTAAAGAAATGCGAATTTCACTTATAACTTAACTCCGTCTGTAGGTAGCCCAAATTCTTTTACCAGTCCGTCAAACACATCATCTGGCATTTGACTCAGATTATCTTTAATTTCTTCTCTGCTAAAATCAAACGGTGAATAACCGAAAAACTGTATAATTTGTTTGTCGTTTGCCTCATGTAATATAAAATCAATCATCATTTCTTCAATATCCATTCTGTTTCTCCTTTTTTAAACTAATGAAACACGCATTCCACATTAAATCTCATAAGCGTTTCTAAATGCACTTATATAATGTTCCATTGTTAAATCAGTAATTCCTCTTGCCAATTTACAAAGTTCGCCAGTTGTGATATACTGCGACATAGCATAGCACTCAGGTTTATAATTTACCTTGAGTACTTTCACTGTATTGTCATCCCAGTCAATATCTACGTCTGAATAACCACTACCTACTGTAATATACGCTCTGTCTAGTGGAATTTTCACAAGCTCCACGGACTCTATACAATAGTTTCCTTTTAATTGTTTCTTTAATTCCTTTGCGAAAACTTTAGTTGCTCTTATTTGCATATTTTTCGTCCTTTCCATGTACTGTTTATCTCGAAATACTAATTTCAATGTTTGTTTTTTCTTCTATCACACATGAATTTTATTACCTTTTCATATGTTTCCGTTGTTCGTGGCAATTTGTTTTTCTGCATATACTTTGTAATTGCTTCCCAATTTTCACATGTTAATGCATAATCACAACATTCAACACCACAATTCATACACATTGCGCCACAAGTCTGAACAAAACATCTTCTTCCTAATTGTTTACACCATTGTTCATACTGTTCACTTTTCTCTTTCAGTTCTGCTATTTCAGTTTCTGATTTTTCTTTTAGTGTTTTTAATTCGGCTTTTAATTTTTCATTTTCAATAGTCGCATCGCTTGACAAAACCGTTCTAAATTCTTCCAAACTCATTCCTTTTCCCATATTTTACCTGCCTTTCTAAACCAAAGAAAATGCGAATCTCAGAACTACAATGTCAGCAAATTCAACTGTGCATGAAATGAATCGCTAGTAACATAATCTACTATATCTTTTTCATGTTGTTTAATTCTTTTTTCCAATAGCATTTTCTTTTCAGGGTGCTTTTCTAAAAGTATTTTATCCATTCTATATCTCGCTACGAGATGCTTTAACATTACTGGTTCCATATTTGCCCCCTTATAAAACACATATTTATTGTTACATTTTTTAAATTTTTTTCCAATCAATCTGTTTAAATAATTCATGCGTAAATTCTTCAAGATCGTCTGCCTTTTCACATTGTTCACAATAATCATCCACGTCATCAAAGTAGTCATCTTCTGTTTCCATGTACCAATCTTCCCAATCCTGAGAATCTTCATCCCATCTCTGAACTCCACCGCAATTACAATAATCAGGCTTAATTCTATTCTGTCTTTGATATGCATCATATGCTGCCAACATATCCATTACTTTTTTGCCTTCTTCAACTGTTTCTACAGGAACATAAAATGAATCTTCTGTTGCACCTGCTTGTGGAATCCACCATACTCTTAATTTACTCATATTTTTTTACCTTACTTTCTTTCATGTCCCTCATCTACCTTCTAATGGAACACACATTTCTTAAACTGCCTTAAAATAATCTAAACCAATTTCTTTTTCTTCATCAAAGAAATTAAAATCTAATCTATCTTCGCTTCTGTATACAGTTCCAGTAATTACAAGTTGCATACTTTCTGTATTATTATTCCAGCGTCCGGCGTATAAACAATAATACTTGTCATCGTTTGGAACTACAAATAAGATTGCAACTTGGTTATCAACATCAAGAGGAATTTCCGTTATTTCTGCATCATCAGGAACATTCGCCATATCCATTAGTTTCCGTGCTAAATCACTTTTATTCAGCGATCTACAATCAGTTGAATTTTTTGCACAGATTTCTCTTACAATATCTATAAAGTTCATCAAATCTACCTTCAATCTTCCTATGAAAACGTGTTTCTACACTTCGTCTCCCTATAATTTGAAAGCTACTTTGTCCACAACACTCTTGACCATGCTGCGAACATTTTCCGCCGTTACATTAACCGGATAATCATATCCATCAATCACGACGGTAATCATTTTTTCGCCGTATTCATTTTCGTCCGCTACGACTTCCACGGATTCGTTTCTGCCTTCCGCCATGCCTTCCAGCAACGGACGCAGCAGATCAACCGCTTTTTCAAGCTCAGTTTTCTCTTTTTTCTCTTTGTCAAACGACTCAAAAAACTCTTCTACAATCTGATCTCCTGTTTCTGCCAGCGCTCTCTCTTCCTTGATTGCCTCCTGAATGTCCCGGACAACATCGTTCTGGTAGCGCCATACACAATCAAGATTGTTGTTTCCGCTGTGATCTTCTTTTACCAGCCAGATTCTCTGCCGTCCGACTGTGATATACTCCTGACCGCTCCAATAGCTAAATTTTCCATATTCAATTTCGAATCCGACGCTTTCCAGTTTCCGTAAAAAAGCGTCATTTACCTTACGATCCTTCTTTAAAAATTCTAAGTTTTCTCTCATTGTCATTTTCGTGCTCTCCTTTCACTTATGCGTTTGCTGATGCAGCAGCTGCCGCTTCTTTCATGATTCGCCGCTGGAAACCTTTGTTCAGCGATTTGTGATTGCCGATGCTTGCCTTGTATGGGACACCATCTTTCTCGTAAATAAGATGTCCGGCATGTTTCCGTCCAACATCGTAGCCGTACTTCTTAAGAAACTTCTGCATTTTCCGACCGTCTTTTGTCAGCCTTGTCTTGTTGCTCATAAATATTCTCCTTTCGCTTTTTTATATTTGCGACACATAGCCACATCCATACACCGGATTAGCTCCGATGCATGGTCTAACTATGTATTTACGCAATATGTACGACTTTTCCGTTTTCTACGCGGCGCATCTTGTCCAGACACAGCTCGCCGGAAATTTTATCTTCCAGATACAGGGATACTGCCGTTTTTGCGTCCAAGATCGGATACTTTGTAACTGCTTCTGCTCTTAAATGCGTTCCGTCTAAACCTCTCAGCATTTCAACAAGCGTTTTCTTCGTGTCTCTCCGATCATCCGGATACAACAGATACATGTCTCTTAAACCTCTGATCATGTAGGAAGCGTAACCGTTAGACTTCCGGTCAAATCCGGCTTTATAGAGCACTTCAAAGACATAATCAGCTGCATTGCCGTTGTCTCTCCCGCATAAATCCAGCGTTTCCGCATAACTTCCCAACACATGCGCTTCTCGTTTTCCGCTTGTTGCTACAAATGCGAACCCGTATTTTCTGCGCAGTTCTTCCAGCTTCAAGGTTGCCTTATCACCCATGATTAGCATTGCACCGTGCTTCTGAATCGGTGTCATGTTAGCCACCTGCTTATTCTGGAAAGCATACATTTCTGCTTCGTATTTCAGGCGTTCTGCCTTGTCCTTCGGTGCATTTAACAGAACCATAACTTTTAGCTCTTTATATTTCTCTTTGTCTACGATCTGGCTCGCAATCCATCTTCCGTATCCGTCAACCAGATATACCTTGCCTTCTTCCCAGTGCGGTACGCCTACCAGCGGCAGCAGTTTCGATTCGTTCCAGGCATTTGTCAGATACCGTAAATCTCTTCTGGTTCTGTTTTCTGTCTGGTATCTCGTGTCGATTTCCATCAGCTCAACCGGGATTTCCATGATCGTCACGCCTTTGCCTGCATCTACAGCTGCCTTGCAAATACCTTTCAGATATTCAACGTTTCCTTTGCTTACCTTGCCGCTAATTACTTCAAAACTTCTGCACATAATTTTAATCTCCTTTTATTTGCGTTTTATTTTTATCGTTATTCAGTTTTCTTTTGGTATAAAAAATAGCACCTACCTTTCGATAGATGCTACATTTATACCGTGCTCATCCGCCAGCGTGTGCCTGAGAACTCTTCTCTTGTCATGCACATTTCTTTTTTTCCTCCTTATCTTAACGTAAAAACGTTTGTTTTGGTTACAAAAAGACCGATTCCAGCCGGTACAAGCACAATAGTTGCGCTTCCGTCTCCGGTCAAAATCGCCGCTGCAATTCCGACAGCCACCAGACCAATGCCCAGAATCTTCTGTGTAGTCGTTTCCTTTTGGGCTTCCCGCTCTGCGCGGATAATCTGCCTTGCTTCAGACAGTGTGTACAATTCTTCGCTCGTTCTCACTCTCATTTCTTCGTTTCCTCCTTATCTAATCGCCACGTCCTGAATGTCCCAGCCGAGGGACATATATGCTTTAATCACTGCGACCTCTTCGTTTTTCGCCGCGCAAAAGCTGCCCGTGAAAAAAGCGCCCAGTGTGAGCACTTCAATTATTGCGACGAATGTAATTTCCTTCATCTTTGCGTTCCTCCTGCAATTCAATCCCGAACATCCTGCCTTGCGTCGTGTAAAATCCGTAAGATTTCGTTTTCCGTTTTGGCAGCTTTAATCCGTTCGATTACGTCTGCCTTATAGCATAACTGTTTTGCAATTCTGATTGCGTCATATTTTGCTTTTGCCATTTGTTTATTCTCCTTATTCGTTTGCGTTTGTTTTTTTTATTTCAAGTTAAACGTGCCTTCTTTTTCGCAGGAAGATTTCAGTTCTTCAAATCTTTTCTGCGTCAAAACGTGCCCGGTTGCTGACGTATCGCCAATTTTAAGGCATCCCCATTCGCCGGTTTTTCTTGCGATTGTATACATCGCGTCATCCATGTATACCGTCGTGAAGTTGCTGTCACGCTCATATTTTCCCGTAATTGTCATGTTCTTATCCTCCCTACATCTGTTTTGATTTCGCTTGCAGCTCTGCTTTGACTTACATGGGGAAGTCTGAGATGGTATCCCATGCATCCCATACTATCGACATATCTCTATCCGACAGTGCTTTAAATTGGGACACAAAGGCAGGAAAACACATTAAAGAAATGTTGATAATCGGTCTGTCAACTGTGAACAGGCTTCCATCTTCATTTACAAAAGGTAAGGGATGCCATGCGTTTCCGTTTCTTGTAAACAATGCGACTTCAACCTTGTTATCGTCCCGCTTAAAGAGTCCGCCGCATACAATGTCAAGAGTGCAATTATCACACTTGACAATAAAATTCGTTCTCTCTTTTTTCATCGAGAACCTTTTCAACATATCTATAGCGTCATTCATGCTATAGTTATTCAGGCAAACTTTTACCATTATGCCACCTCCAGTTTTTTGTCTTTATGTTTATTTTTTCGCTTTTGCGAAATATGCAAGTGGGAATCGAACCCACTGATAAATACATAGTTGTTAGCTACATATCATCCACCACATATTTGCATAATTTGGGTGACTAAACCTTATACAGTCAACAGTTTATTATTTTAATTCGCTACCAACTGTTACGAATATCTTTGGTATTCCAACCACAGTTTAGTACAAACCGATTACAAGACATACGGTTATCGGTGACGTTGTTATATTTCTATGCAAACCGCATATACTTTATAGTCTCGACCGATTACTGAATACTGTATGTATATATACTACATACTGCACTGTCGTTGATTCTTATATCAACACAATAGGATTTACTGTTGGGGATTGTACCAATCAGACCTCATACACGAATACAGACAGATGTATTCAACATTGATGTTGCCACCAACTCTTGTGTACTACAAATATCCACTCAATCGTGTAACCAATCAACCGATTCAACCCTAGTGAGACAATCAATACCACTACTTTCATAGCAAAGACATTTATCAAGATAACGGCAGATAATGATTTTTTAGTAATCAAAACCAATATTACCTATCAATCCGCCTGAGCTAATACCTCGTTGGCGTTAGACTATTCACATCAGATAACGGCGTCCCTCCTAACGAATTGATGAGCCATCGTATCTCTGTGGATATTTTATGACAGAGCGTTGTGTCAATCACGCTACTGTATTTGTACTAGGATGCGAACTCCGAACACCTATGTTTTGATGTGTTATCGGCTTGACCTACTTTAGAGCCACCACTTTCTTCTGCTCTTATCCTCGGCTTTACTGAGCACTGTAAATACTCATTGACCTCGCCACCTAGACCAGCTCCTACTGGTTTGTCAGCCCTCTACGACATCTCCTCGTTTATGCTCCTTTACGGAGCATACCCTTTACCGTTCAATCACGCATGTCCTCGTGAATCGTTTACACTCATCACTTGTTTATGCCACCTAAAGCTCGTATGTAGTTAATAGGCACTGTGCACACCGTCCTTTCTTGACGAGATTGTTTATTCGCACACATCCAGCGGTCGGTTTATCCGCTGTAATATTTTGTGCTGTAAACCGTCATATGATTGCACTTACTCGTGCCGTTCTTTACCACGAACCGTTTGGGAAGAACTGTCGTATCTCTACAGCCCGTAACGTTTTTATTTTTCTGCGTGAGCATTACACGCTTGCTTGGGATTTTTGGGCATGAAAAAATGCCCTGAGAGAATCCGGTTACAGGATTATTCCAGAGCGTTCGGCATTAGAACGATTGCCAATGTGCCACGGTATCAGTGGCTTTCCGACCTACCCACTCAAAGAGTGGGTAACGCACTGGGCTTGACGGCTATTTATACCCGCCCAGTCGGGTTGTTCAAAGGCTACTTTGTAGCCTTTGCCCGTTTCTCGGATTTGCTCGTCCATCCATCACGGATGGCGTTAAGCTCGTCCGCAGTAACTTCGTTACTGTGCTCGGCAACGAACTTTGTAGCTCCTGCGATGTCACGCTTACCACCCTTGGTGGTAAGTACCCACGCTTTCAGCTCTTTGTCGTAGACAAAGCCTGCGCTCTTCAGGCGAGCGTTAAGCGCTGCGCGAGGAGCTTTCTGGTACAAAAACTTGCCGTCTTTGCCGACTACGACAACCGTGTTGTCCTTACGGACAAACTGGAAGTCGCCGAATCCCTCGGTGACATGCTCATACACCTTCGGTGTATGTTCCGGAACAACGGGAGCCGGAGTGGCAACGCTTGTGGGTGCGCCCTGACCCATAGAACGTGCGATCTGGATGATGACGTTCATACATTCCTGAGATACTTCCACAATCTGTCCATTTACGATAATGCCATTTAACATAATAACCAACCTTTCTGTCCCTATGGGACTAAACAAAATTTTTTTAATTCACTGAGCGACCAATGGTTGATGCCGTTCAGCTTGACCACACTATGCCACAAAAAAAATGTGATTTTTCGGCGCAAAATGGCAAAAAATACGGATTTTTGGCAAGTTTACGATCCGTCAAACCGGGGTGCTAAAAACCCGAATAAACGCTTGTTTTTTCAAGATCTCTATAAGCACGTTCATTTCCACACCCACTCAATTTTCCCCCAACCCATTTTCTCTCTAATCGTCACATTTCCCTGATCTTTCCTTTAAAATAGGAAATCCATCTCTAAAAAGATGTTATCGTACCCCTTATCGTTCAAACCCTTGTCTTTCCTTTAAAATAGCCGGAAAATTCAAAAAAATTGAAAATCTGAAATTCAAAAATTTTTCCCTCTACTAAACTTTTTCCTTATTAAATAATAAATTTAACGATAACGGCAAATCTGCTCGCAAGAGCGAAAAAATAGACCCTATGATTAGGGTCGGTCTTAGCTGCGCCAGCAGATAAGAATTTGGGTAGACCTGTTTAACACATGCCAGCGCGAAAAATCAAAATGGAGAATATTATATAGGGCAAAATGCTAATTCAAAGAATATGGTCCAATCGTTGATCTGGAATCCAACAGAAGAATTATTTACGACCAAATGATGGAACTCATCTATTCTTTCATTTCTAAGATGAGATTACACAAGATTTACACAAGCAGTTTCCGACTCTTCTATGGAACTTTCTTGTAATACGGCGAAAAATCTCATCTTAACTAGCAGAATAAAAAAATCAATTAAAACAAGCTTTACACAAGCGCAAAATCTACATACGTTAATTACTTTAAAAAAGATGGCGAAAATCGACTTTGCCATCCTAGCCTACCAACTGTCCACCGAGGCACATGGAACGCCAAATTGACATATCAAATGTGGAAGTTTTTCCATAAAACGCACCATAGATGATATCCGCAACTCCTCAGCTAAACGATCTGGATAGGGGGATGATTTAAACTGAGCCGCATTTCTATTTTTATAAAAACGGTACATAGGAAAAATTCCAAGAAAAAATATGTAAAAATCCATTTTGATCTTTTAGGCTAACAACTGTCCATCTATGCCGCTAAAACGCGAAATTGAGGTAAAGTTCATGGAAGTTTTCCAGTAAAGTCAACATAGTATGAGTCTTGTATTGGATGAAAATAGACCCTTGATAGGGTCGGTCGTGAACGCAGTGAACGAATTTTGGGTAGATGTATGTAGAGATGTTCAGAAAAAGTAAAAACCCATTCAGAGAATAATAGTTAGGAGATAAAACTTCGCATTTGAAACAAATGCTCGTCAATGCGTCCTGTGTTAAACACAGGCCACATTTTCACAAAAGATTACATGATGAGTTATATAGATATTATATGTAGTGTAACGAAATATAATATCTATATTAGTCTATCTTATATATATATATCTTATTAGTGTTCGGCTGACATACACAAAAGTGTCGTCTGCCGAACGACGGTGGTTCAGCCGACATACACAAAAGTGTAGTTTGCCGAACGACGGGTCTTACACAAAGGAGAATTATATGGAGTCAAAAATACATAAACACTATAAAAATAATTTGGTGATGGCAGGTATGCAAATTTTGTCTTGCGGAAAATTGCTATCCATAATCGGCGTTGAAACCGAAGTGGATTTAAGAGAAAAATTCCATACGGATTGGGATCGAAAAATTATTGTTGATATCCTAGCGGAAACGCAAAGTGGATACATTGCCATTGAAATATACAACACGAATCCTAAATTATGGGCAGAGCTGTCGGAATACTATTCTAGCATTTCTGATCGAGTTATCAACTTGTTTGAAGTAAAAATTACGAATACAGTAAACCAATCATTGATCTGGAGAGATCGTGAGCTACTGTTGAAAGAGGACTTCAAAAATGATTTGTACTCAAGGAATCTTGAAATTGGTGATTTTTATTTTGGCGCAAATAGCAAACCGTTCAAAGTTAATGAAAAAATCTATCAGGTAAAATGTGTGAGCAGAGATACGCCATATTCAAAGTATTCAGAAATAATAACTATGCAATTCGATTTGGAGAATAAGTATATAACAGAAAAACGGTTGTATGGATGTTTTGGTAATATTACGGGATTGGTAAAATCACAATTTCACTATATAAGAATATCTAACCGTCTTTTTCAATGCGTTTCTTTTTATAATCCGAGAAATACAGGGTTCAGCAAATATGACCAACCAATGATTTTGAAAATAAGAAAACAATTGGAAAACATGAATCCGCAAAACAAAATTGTGTATGCAAAAGAGGTGTAGATTATTGCAAAAGCCTGAATACTTCACAAAGTTCCCAAACGATTATATTCAGGGAGATATCAGGTCTAAATATGGAGTTAGCAGAAAATTCTATATAACTTATATCCTTATTGACAGATATAGGTCTTATGAAGATTATAGCTGGATAACAATCAGAAAGGTTATGGAGTTTTATGGATACAAAACCACAAAGCATAAGCCAAAGGTGTTTCATGAGATATTGGATGTGTTGGAGTATATGATTAATAACCACATGATCGAAATAAAACAAAACCTGGACTCTATCGGATATGACACGGGAATCGAAATTAAAGTTATTCCGGAAAGTTTTGATGCAGCGGACAAGTTCTCCAAAATTACATCATCACAGCTTGATTTTATCATGATGGCAGAATCGAGTATAAATAAAGAGAATTTGCTGATGGCATTTTTATATATCAACTCTTATATTTACATCCGCCCTCGAAATAATAGGAATCAGGAAATCATGAAAAATCCAAGTTCTAAACCGGAAGCATTTTGGAAAAGCGTTGATTCTATGTCTAAGGAACTATCGATGTCAAAGGATACTATTAACCAATGTATGACATGTTTTACATCAACCGTTGCGGACAAGCAGCCAATTCTCATAAAGATAAACGCCGAAGATGTGAAAGCTTATGTTGGAAAAATTCCTCAAAATATCCCAAACGTATATGTACTCAACAAAAAAGGATATGAGCAAGAGGTAAAATGGGCGATCCAAAAAATGCTACAAATTTACAACATTCATCCATCAGTAAATGTAGATGGAGAATAAATAAATGTAACCCATCAATCACAGCTAACCAAAAGGAGTGGTGCTATGAAATTTAAAACAAAGGAGATAAGAATTTATGGTAGGGGATTTTATTTTAAGGGAGAACCGTAATCGGTTTGGAGGAATTATTGCAGAATTTGATTTTTATGGGCCAAGTGGTGATCCATCAACAGGTTCAATCATTGCAAGCAAAATTGCGTCAGACTTTGCATTTGACGATCAATGTCGCAAAGCCTTAGAGACGAATGGGAGGTATGGCGCATGATCGAGAAAAATTTTGACAAAAACAACGAAAACTGCATCGAATGGCTTACTGGACAGAGATTTATAACGATTACTGCTACGGAACGAAAAATGATCAACCGGTTAAAGAAGTTATATACAGAACGCAAAGACGAATTCATCAGTTTTACAGAGAATAAGGATGGTTCTGTTTGTGCCAAAATTCCTAGACGTTGGGAAAAAATAAATGCAGGCGCAAAGCCAGATGCACCGAAAAAGAAAATATCTGAAGAACAGAAAGCGCGCAATGCTGCCAGACTTGCCGAGTACAGAGAGAAAAATAAGAGCAATAAGTTAAAATGAGAAATACTGAACAGAAATTTTTTGAACGCGCAAAGCAAGTCGCCGCATTATCCGATGCAAGCTACTCTCCCACTGGCTGCGTTGCAGTATACAGAGGTGTTGTGATCGCCGCCGGATGTAACTCGCAGAAAACCCATCCAATGCAGGACAAATACAATCGTTATCGCGGTTCGAGTAAGACGAACTATTTCATTCCGAAAATTCACGCAGAAATCAACGTTCTTTCTTCTATTCGTCATATGGATATCAATTTTTCCAAGGTGGATTTATATATTTATAGGATTTGTAATAGCCGACCGATGGGTATTTCGCGCCCTTGTCCATCCTGCATGGCTGCCATTAAGGATTTTGGGATCAGAAACATTTATTATACGACCGACGACGGCTTTGCGCATGAATATCTAGCGAAAGGAGGCGTTGCTTAATGTGTATGATTTGTAGACAGCATAAGTGCCCTCCAGGATGTCCAAATTACGCGCCGCCAAAAGTAAAACACTACTGTTCTATTTGTGGGCAAGGGATTATGGATGGCGAACTATTTTTAAAGAACATCGATGGAGAATATATACATTATGACTGTGTTACCGGCATCCGGCAATTGTTGGAATGGCTCGGTTATAAAATTGAAACTATGGAGGACGATGAGTGATTAGTATTAGCAAGGATGACTTCGTTAAGGCAATTGAAGACGTGAGGAGCGCAGAAAGATGTAGTACCAACCTTAATTATTTTTTCAAAGAAAACAAAGTTGATGGTTATTTGTTTTTCCCGGATTGTTCAACAACCGTTGTTCGATTGCTGCATAAATTTTTTGGGAAAGCCGATCAAGATGATTGGATTAGCTACTTCTGTTTCGAATTGGATTTCGGAAAAAAATGGAAGGAAGGATGTATCCGTGATGCCAATGGGCAAAATATCGATTTGCATAATGCGGAAGTTCTGTATGATTTTCTCGTAAGAAATATGGAGTAAAAAATATGGGACAATATGGATTAAAAATAAAAAATATTGAGGCAAGCACGCTCTATGAATATAACATAGGCGTGCGAGATCATTACGAATATAAAGATGCCATGTTTGTAAATAGCCTTTTTTCTGATTTTCTGTTGGAAAATGGAATGTCAACATGGAAGGACGAATCCACCAGAGATATTATATGTTTGGAATTTAATTACGGAACACGTTCATATCAGCAGGAACGAGAACATTTTAACAAGATGTTCCAAAAGACTCATAAGGAACTTAGAACGGCCAGAATTAAAGGCGATGAGTATTTAATTCAAAAGACTCTGAATAAACGGAATAGATTGGAGGATCTTTTTTTTAAAGCTCGCCGTATGAGTTATGAATATGACCAACTTTCAAAAGATGATTTGCGAGAATTATATTACAACAACGGCGTATCTGTCGAGTATGTCTCCCGTGATAAAAAAGGGAATATTAAAAAACGCGAAGTAATACATTACAGAATGCTGTTTCGAAGTACCGGCAAGGCTAAAAAGGGTGCGTGCATGTTCATTCGAGACAAGCTTTATAAAAAAGCCAGAGATTTTCTGTATATGGGAATAAAACTCCCAAAAAAGAATGCAAAAATTGTAGAAATCAGTGCTTATGCTCCTCTTGTCTCCAGCGGAATTGTTGGAAAGGTTAAAATAAATCCAAAGAATATTTTAATTTTAAAGGATGTGGATCGCTTTTTTGAAACAAATGTGGTCAGCGTAGAAACCGATGAAAGACGTCAATGCGTTACAAAACATATTTCTGGTTACAAATTAAAAAATACTTTGTTCGACGGACAAGCATTGATTGATTCTAGCATTTTCCCGTCGTGGGGAAACGGATACATCTTGTTGCGACATCATTTTTGCAAGATGGCGGCATTCAACACGAACATCCAACAATTTTTCAGAGACTACTTTGGAGAGAATTATCAGAATGCTACTGTTGAAGATATGTTTGGAGTAAAACATTATGTAAAAGATATTGAACTTATTACTACAGATAACGCGATGAAGTGGCTAAAGTTCGATGTGTCATATGATTGTTGGTGTGAAAGGGTTTACGAGAATAATTGCATGTTTGGAATCGTAAAAACTGCACATCCCAGCAAACTTGGAAGACATCAGAAAATGAGTTATCAGATGGTGAACTCTTTGGATTATGATATTATGTCAACAGTTTGCGCTGAGAGCTTTGCATATGTTAATCAATTGAAAAATGACGATGCAGTATTTTTTAAATACTTGAAAGATCATAGCAATTTTTCTAATGACTATGAAGTTCTTCTGGCTCTATGCGACCATAATCCAGATTTTAAATATAGTTCTTACTTCAAAGATCGCAAGAAACGGATAATTGAGAATTACGTGATTCATATGAAATCTGGTGAAATTATTCAAAATGCGGAGAACCTAACTGTTGTCGGTTCTCCATACGCGATGCTTCTTTACGCGGCAACAGGTATTGAATCTGCCGTAGATAATGATGATACTTTTTTCTGTGAACACGGATCTATTCAGTGTTATTCCGAGCGTTTTGAAGATGGTGAATACCTAGCTTTCTTCAGAAGTCCTTTCAACAGCAAAAACAACATTCTGTATTTGCACAATGGTCACAATCCGAAAATAAAAAAGTATTTTAATCTTGGCAAGCAATGTGTTGCGATCAATATGAATGGAACAGACGCACAGGACAGAGCAAATGGAATGGATATGGATTCGGATTTTGGATTCACTACAAACCAACCGGAAATCGTTTTATTCGCATCAAAATGCTACAAAGAATATCCAACTGTTGTAAATAATATTCCGAAAGAATCCAATGTGTACAACAACACGATGAATGATTTTGCACGTATGGATAGTAATCTTGCGAAGTCACAAACGGACATTGGCGGATCTAGTAATTTAGCTCAAATAGGGCAAACGTATTCTTGTAATTCAGACGATTCTAAATATGATGATTATGTTTGCATTTTGAGTGTCTTAGCTCAGGTTGCAATTGATAATGCAAAGCGAAGATTTGATGTTGATGTAGCAAAAGAAATCTCGCGTATAAAGGCGGATATGGATATCGAAAAAAACAAATATCCGGAATTTTGGAGAGTCATCAAAAGAGATTTCAATAGAGAGAATATTAATAAGGATCTTGTCTGTCCAATGAATTATCTTGTCAACGCAAATCTAGGAAGAGGCAAGTATCAAAAAACAATTCCTATGGACAAGTTTTTCATCAAACATCCTCTTGATATCCATCGAAGAAAATGTATTAAGGTGGAAGAGCTGATTGAAAGGTTTTCCATTGATTTAATAGCCGTACAAATTTCTGGAGAATGGAATCGTGAAGAAGTCTTGGTATTAAAAAGCAACTTTAACGATTTAGTAAAAGATCTTAGACAGATAAATATATCTGGAAATTATCTAGGATTGATGTCTTGGTTGATAGATAGGGCATTCTTTATAACTCCGTCTCTTAAAAACAATAAAGCGCAAACTGCTAGTAAACTTGCTCAGAATAAAGCAATTTTACTGAAAGTGTTATACGAATGCAATCCCAAATCGTTTTTGAGCTGCTTTACCAAAAACATCGACGACCAAAAAACTGCAAAAAACGCCTAAAAAGTGGATGCCCGAACTCATTTTATCTTCCGAAAACGCTGGAAAATCAAGGGTTTTCGCATGATCAAATAGTCTGTTAGTGAGGGGACACGGGCTTTTTGCCTGACATACTCTCGCCGCTGTGATCCAATGCGGTTAATAAGTATGGGAACATGTTTTTAATGCCTTAGCCACAGGCTTAATATGTGGCTTCTACGAAATATTTCAAGGATTAAAAGGAGAAAATATTATGGTATTAAAAGAAGCATTCGAATATCAGAACTTCATCAGCGATCTTATTTCCATGGCTTCTAATTATCTGGACAACAGAAGCTTCATCACTGAGACAGTTCAGAAACACCAGAAAACAAAGGTAAATAAAGATGCTACGGACGAGGAAATCAAGGTTTCAACGGCTTATTCTGAAATGGAATTTGAGCCAAATGACCTACTGAATCTGATGTCTAAGTTATTTGACGAAAAAGACGCTGTTTCCGCCGCTATTAAAAAAGCGAAAGACGATCTGGATTTTGACGTGGATTCCGCCGTTGGCATGAATAAACTCAAGCAGAAGTATCTTAATACACTCTCTGCTATGGGTTCTATGAAGAATACTGAAAGAGACGGTCAGGCAACTGATTACAAATTTGATATTAATGGCGAGCAGAAGCCTTATAAATATCCAGTAAAGGAAGTAACCACTATCCGATACGACCGCAACAGCGTGAAGGGGCTTGAAAAGAAAACTCGCCGAGAAACCTCTGAAACTTCTATGAAGATTGACGCGGCTATGGTTACGACTGTTGTGGATTTTGAACCGAAATATGAAATCGGTTCTACTCTGGAGGATGTAGTGCTGCAATAAGCGGCACTCTCCTACCAATAATGCCAATGAGAGAATTGGAGTAAGTCAATTGATGGCTAACCGCTTCAGATGCAGATGAAGTGTAACGCTGCAAGGTGTGAACAGAACCATATCTGGTCAAAAACTTTTTTGATGGTAAGTGTAAATTTTAAAAATATACATAGCTATTAACGCAAGAGAAAGTTGCGAAATTACAAATACTAAGATGAATGCGTTTCGCCCTCTCGTTAATCCTACACATCAAAAGATCTTCACTTCACCACCCGATACTCCATAACATCCTAACATCGTTTCGCCGCATATAGATTAATAGATATTGATTTAAATTCTTCGGATTTGAACTGGTCTGATAAATTAATTATGAGAATAATTCTACTATATTTGCTTCGGTAAATATGACAATTGGTTGGAATCGAAAGATGTTATTCCAGTTTTCTCATTGGCATTATTGCCTTCATTTCAGAAGGAGATGCAGATTTATCCCGTTGTCCTCCTGCTATTTTGTTCACGGGATATCCGCACTTCTATCTTATGTTATTTTTGTTTCATTTTTTATTATCTCCTTTCTTTTGTGGCGGCTGTGTTCGCAAAGTGCAGCATGGTCGCCATGTCTCAAAAATCATCGCGGAATGACGAGCAATTGGACGCTCATCTGACTCATTATCAGAGGCATGCAGGTTCGAATCCTGCTTCCGCAATTCCCGCCGCTGTAGTGTAGTTTGGTCTAGCATGGCTGGCTTCCAACCAGTAGACTCGGGTTCAAATCCCGATAGCGGCTTAAAAATTCCATCGAGAGTATGGAAAATATGGAAGAAAAGGATGTGTTTTACTATTTTTACGATCACGAAAAGCGAAATGGAATTCCTGGTAAGGAAGGGATTCAAATGGGGCGACGACATTCATCGGACGAACTCTAATCGCCACACTTATTATGCCACTGAGTCAAGAGCCATTAAGACTACTTTGGAAAACTATCGGAAAAACAAAACAATTAGTGCGTAACCCGCACAGGAGGATTAAAAGGATTATGGCAAAAAGTAAATTACAGTTTAAAAGAAGCACAACAGACAAGTTGAACATCAAAGGAACTCTATCTGACGACAGAGCAAGTATTGTTTATGTGGACGAAAATGACACAGAACAGGTAGTTGCAATCAGTGACCTTCTGAATGTTTTTAGAAATCAGCCAATTGAATTTACTGTGCAGTTAAAGTCTGAAGATGAGCTTGATATCATTCCAGCCGACGACGAAGAATAGAAAGTTGGTGGCTGATTGACCGATTTAAACAGACGTGAAAATGAAACTGATTTTGAGTGGAAATTAAGATGCTGTCTTGCCAAAAAGCGCGGCGAGACAGACATGGACTGGATTGAAATTCGTGACATGCTCGGCCTAAATATTACACCGGATCAGCTGAGAAAAATTTCTGTAGGTTACGCGGAATACGACGATTATCTTAATGGAAATTCCGGTGTTGCTACTACTATTCTATCTATTTCTGATTTGCATGTTCCATTTCAACTGCCGTTTGAATCATTAAGGGATTATCGAAACGTAGATGTTCTGCAAATCAACGGGGATGTTGTGGATTGTCAGGCCCTCTCGCGTTTTCCCAAACAGTATAGGATTTCGCCGATAGAAGAAATGATTCAGGGTCGGAAATATCTAATCGATTTAATCGAATTTATCCATCCCAAGAAAGTGATTTGCAATTACGGCAATCATGATAAACGTTTTGCAAATTATTTTTCTAAGAATTTGGACACAGACATTCTGGAGCTTATGCCTGATACATCACTGGAATTGATCTTTCTTGATGGATTCAAGCACTACGACAAGCTCAGTAGATCGAAGGTTTACTATGAACCACTTGTAAATATTTTTGACGACATTGAAATTCAGTATGTTGACGATTGGAAGTGTAAAATCGGAAAAACATGGTTTGTTCATCCTCTTGCATACAGGCAGGGAATGCTTGCTACTGCCGACAAAGCGAAGGATTATTTGCAGGACACGGATAAGGAAGGGTTTGACTGCGTTGTGATGGCGCACACGCACATGATCGGCGATTCCAAACGCGGATATATCAGACTACTTGAACAGGGTGCATTCGCAAATGTAGACAAGATGAATTATATGGATGGAAAACTCACAAAGCCGCAAAAAGAAGGATTTGCGATTATTTGTCAGGATAAAAATGGTAATTTAGTTGACGGCAAAACAAAAGTTATATCGCTGAACTAAAGATGAATATATAACAGAGGAAAATTGAGGGAAGCGAGAATGGTCCTCTTTTATTGAGCAGTGTGTGACCGCTCTTTTTAGCTAAGAGAATAGCGTAAGCTGTTCTATTTTTATGCCCATTTTTACGGAGAGCGGCTGAAATATGCTACTCTCCTATTTTGAAAAAAGTAAAAGGATTAAAAGGAGAAAAATATATTATGACAAGAAAAGATGTTATTCAGGAAATGACTGCTAGAACAAATGAAAAATACAACGAAATGCTGGAAGCCGAAGGAAAGCCCGCTGATAAGGACAAGTTCCATAGGAGAGATGTCACTGCGTTTTTCGCTGCTTTAGAAGAACTTGTAACAGAGGCAGAAGGCGACAAGGTGCCCGTTCCAGGATTAGGTTATTTCACCAAGAGACATGTTAATGCCAGAGCTGGCGTGATGAAGGGTGTTGCTTGGGAAAAACCTGAACATGACGAACTGACTTTTAAAGTTGATTCCGCCATCAAGGAACTGTGAGGTAACGTGTATGCATTTTGATGATGTTTATGATTTGGTAGATGCAGTTGTAGACAGATTTTCCTACGAAGAAGATAAACATGACAAAAATTCAGATGGCGATATGCCATTCGTGTGTGTCGTTGCTGGATATGACATTATGCGGCAGGTTCTGAAAGTGATGCTGGAAATTACTGATTTTGCCATTGGAAATTTGGAACTGCTCAATGCTAAAGTGGATGGATATGACAAAGAGTATGTTTTGACGATTTCGCCGGATTGCGAAGTTTCTGTCGAGAGATGTTTTATAAATAGTGTCCCTCACCCAGAAGGCGATTATGTGTATTGCTACAATGATATTGTATTCGTTCACGGCGATGTAAATTCCAGATTTTATATTAAGAATAAGAATTTTGCGAAAGAAATTATTGATTTCGATTTTGAGGACGAAGAGGATGATTGTGATGGATGCGGATATTGTGAAGGCTGCGCTCCGTTAAAACCGTTTGAGATCGAGATCGACACAGATGATCTGCTGGATATTTTGGCGGATGTTCTAAGATGATGAATTGAGTGCGTGGCTGTGAGTTGCGCACTCTTTTTATATGGGCAGCTTTAGGTATTATCGTCAACTAAAAGACGATCAGGTTAATCTGTTCGGTTAATAAAGAGACTTATAAATATAAAGTTTATCTCTACCTTCAACATATTAGATTGGAGGAAATAATGGCGAGTAAGTTATACGATTTTACCAGGCAACAACTACAGGACTTGCTAGATTCAAATGGTACATATATGTCGATACTTAGAGCGGCAGGAATAGAATCTTCGAGTAGTACAAACACATTGAAAAGAATCATATCGGAACATGATCTGGATACGTCAAAATTCGAAGAAAACAGGAAAATTTTTCTAAAACAATCCGCCAAAAGATCTTTCTGTCGAAAATACGATATTGAATCAAAACTTAGAAAAAATACAAAAGCACAAAGTCATAAATTAAAAAATAAATTGATTGAACTTGGATACAAAGAAAACAAATGCGAACTATGCGGGATATCCGAATGGATGAATACACCTGTTAAACTGCAACTCCATCATATTGATGGTGATCATAATAATAACGAATTGTCGAACTTGCAAATATTATGTCCTAACTGCCATAGCATGACGGATAATTTTGGAGTATACAATTCAAAAAGGGTAAAAAGAATTTCAACTATCTGTAAAGAATGTGGTGCGAAAATCAAGAAAAATAAAACTGGATTATGTGCTCCTTGTTACTATAAATACAAAAGTCAAAACGCAAAAACGAAATATGAAAATAAGAAAATTATTTGTCCTCGCTGTAAAAAGAATTTAATGCATCCTACATCTAAGATGTGTAATTTTTGTTATGGTGAAATCAGGACGGCAAAATTAAACAATGCAATTTCGCGCGATAAGTTAAAAAAGATGATCAGGTCTACGCCATTTGTTCGCATCGCCGATATGTATAAAGTTAGCGACAATACAATTCGAAAATGGTGTGATAGATATGGTTTGCCAAGAAAAATATCCGACATACAGAAATATACGGACGAAGAATGGAAATTGATTTAAAGAAGTAGTTTAGTTCTCCACTGCACCGCTTCTTTTTTAATTGAAAGGAAGTGAACAAATGGGAAGAAAAATACAGCACAATAATATTGTAACAGAAGAATTGCTGCTGCAATGTAACAAAGAGAATATAGAATTAGGGAATGATTTTTTGGATTACCTTCGTTCGGTTGACAGATCCCCAAATACTATTGAAGCATATGCCAATGATTTGCGAATTTTCTGGGTGTATCTTTTTCAACATTGTAATAATAAATTTTTTGTCGATCTATCTAAAAGAGATATTTCGAAGTATCAAAGTTATTGTCTTACAGAATATAAATGGAGTCCAGCGAGGATGCGCAGGGTTAAATCGACTCTATCATCGCTTTCAAACTATGTTGAAAATATGCTGGATGATGAATATGATGGGTTCCGACCTATAATTAGGAAAATTGAAAATCCAACAAATGAAAAGGTGTTTACAAAAACCGTTTTGGAAGACTCTCAGCTAGAGAATTTGCTTAAAATATTAGTTGAAAAGGGTAGGTATGATCAAGCATGTATGCTATCTTTGGCTATGAATAACGGTAGAAGGAAAAGTGAGTTGCCTAGATTCAAAGTTTCCTATTTTGACGATGAAAACATTATTTACGGATCTTTATATAAAACGCCGGAACAGATAAAAACGAAAGGCAGGGGCAGCAGAGGCAAGTATCTTACTGCATATACACTTTCCAAGCCGTTCAAGCCATATTTTGATTTGTGGATGAATTACAGGAAAGAGAATGAAATCGATTCAGAATGGTTATTTCCCAAGAAAACTGCCGGTAAATATGTAGACGAGCCAATTGATAAAACAACTCTCGATAGCTGGGCAGAAACGTTTAGCAGTTTGCTTGGCGTTGATTTCTATTGGCACTCTTTGAGACATTATTTTACAACTGCATGTTCTCGCAGTGGATTGCCGGACGATGTTATTCAAATGCTAGTGGGTTGGCAGTCTTTAGATATGGTGTCGGTCTACAAAGACCTGACACCTGACGAACAATTTGAAAAATATTTCGTAGATGGTGAAATAAGAAAAGTAGAACAAGCGTCGATTTCTGATCTGTAAAGCAAATAAGATTGTAGAAATCGACTTTTGTTCGCTTCCCCTTATCTTCTCCCACTTTTCGTGATATAATATATCAAAACCCTCTAGTATCTCAATCCTCATAGTGGACGAACGTATATTAACCCCTCAAACAATAGTAGTTCAATCATATTAGAGGATCATACCCCATAGAGGAATCAATCAAAAGCCGATTGGATAATTCTGGGTTGCTTTATTACGATGTATATTGTATATTAAAATTGCATATGATATAATACTCTTGCAAAGTATTGTGAGAAGGAGGTCGAATTATGGGCGATTCTTACAGAAAACTTGATATTGCGAAGCTGGCATCTCGTAAACATGGAACCATCTCGACTTCGGACGGTCTTCGCAGCGTATCTCCTATGGGATGGAATCCAGAAGTTTATACTGGCGAAAAAAAAGTTTTGATAAGCAAACAAGGAATTTCTTATGTGCAAAATAGGTGATATTATCATCGTTGATAAGTATAAAGATCACGGAAAATCTATACGGTCACACTCTTTCGTTGTTGTCAGCGATGAGAACGGAGAAATACATGGACTGTCCTATGATTTCGTGGCGAATGTCCTCTCCTCCTTTAAAAACGAAGAACAAAAGCGTAGAAAATTAAATTATCCGGGCAATTTTCCGCTGACTTCGGAAGACGTTGATACCGATCCTAACAATGGGAAAAGCGGTTACATAAAAGCCGATCAGTAGTATTATTTTTCAAAGGATAAGATTTTATATATGGTAATAGGTAATATGAAGTCGGACATTTTTAATCTGCTTATTGACTATATCGAAGAATCAGATTTTGAAATCGTCGATATAGTTGATAACCTATAGACAATAGCTTGCCTGCCAGGTGTAGGAGGAGTTCCTGAAGGCGTCATGTGTAATACATGGCGCTTTCTGCATCAATCGCTCACCATGATGTGAAAGGGTGTGCTAGAACGTATTTGGCAACTATGCCAATGGCGTTTTCTGTTTTCTAAAGCAGTCAATGTAGGCAATGTCTGCACTGCTATTTCAATTTTGACTTGTAAATAATATTTATATGTGATATATTTTATTAAGAAAAGACAGGCAATTCCCGTTAGACGGTTTTGAGCCGAATAGTGGTGTATTTGGCTAATATAATCTTATATCAACGCAAAGTGACCACTATCAACTATGGCGGTCATTTTTGTGCGTCAATTTATCAACAAGGCGAATTATGTAGGCGGTAAACACGCCGCTCAAAACTCTGCCAAGAATTCCAATGATAAATTCTGCAACTTCTGTCACGTAATATCCTCCTCTTAAGTATTTCCTACATGGTGTCATGAGGATATCTATATAAACTGAACATCACTGTTCAGACGTGACTCAAAACCGCCTATTAACCATCCCATCTAGCCTAAATGAAATGATGGAAATTGCCTGTCCGAAATATTATATCATCAGCGACATATTCTGTCAAAAATTTCCAATAAATCGAAAATATAAAGTAAACGGTTTCTGGTATACATACGATGTACTTCGGCGAATTTCGCAAGTTAGGAACCAGAAGTGGGTAAGACACCTGCGTACCAATGATGACAACATTGGTTCAAGACGGCCTGTCGATTCGTTGGCAGACTTTTACTCAATAAGCATGAATGGGATACTACACAAGGCCATAAGTATCCTATTCTAAACAACTGCGCAAGTACAGCGCAAATCAGCTAGTTAGTGCTTCATGCTGATATTTGTTGCAACACCAACTACCCATATGATGACAACATATGGACTAGACGGCTCGTCACCGTCTATTTCTGTGCGAGAAGCCTGACGTCGAAAATCCTAGCTGGGATGCATACTGGCTCTGATTCTGAGTGTTCATCACGCTCTCTCGCCCTATTGACCCGTCGCCCAATTGGTTAGAGCGCACGACTGTTAATCGTGAGGTTGTGAGTTCAAGTCTCACCGGGTCAGCTATTAAAATCAAAAGAAAGGAGTGGAATTTTGCAATGGCATTGTCATTTCAGGATTCTGTTAATAAGCAGAAATTATTAAAAAATGTAGAAAATGAAGTGTCTACAGTGAGTTTAGATAGTGACATCGCTTTATACGAAAGCAATGCTGTGAATGTTTTAGCTGTCGATGATTTTTCGGTTAGTAATAAATACTTATGGTATGACGATTATAGTGATGACGAATTATCCACGGTTGACGCTAAAAAGAACATCACAGTAAACGAGAATCAGATTAATATTACGCAAGAATCTAATTCTCAGTTTGTTCCATTCCAGATGAATCGATACTACGACGGAATGGACTTAATGAAAATGACCATCATGGTCCATTTTGTTACGGCGCAAGGATATGAAGATAACGCGACGCCGATAAACGTAAGTTACAATAACGAAAAAATTAGGTTTGGTTGGCTAGTCAGCAAAAATGCGACCGCACACGAGGGCGATCTGCAATTTGAAATTCAGGCTATAGGTACAAACTCAAAAGGCGACGAGTATATATGGAAAACAAAGCCGAATGGTAAACTGAACATTCTGAAGTCTCTTACCGGAAATGGTGTTATCGAGCCGGACGAGTCATGGATCACATCTTTTCTATCTCAGGTAACTGAAAAGGTTGGAGAAGCACAGGAAGCCGCAACTCAAGCAAAGAAATACGCGAATGATGCAGCTCAGTCTGCCGCAAGCGCAGGAAATATCGTTGTTGATGCGAAGAATGAATTGGCGAGCACAGTTGACTCTTCTATTGCTTCTAAGTTGGAGTCTTACTACACTTCTGCGCAGGTTGATGAGTTGCTAAAAAATGTTGACCTGACAGATGTTTATAAAAAGATTGATGCAATCGACGGATTGGCGAAATTTAAAGTAGAATACGATTCCGCAAATAAAACAATCACGTTTTATAACGACACCACGGTTATCAAGGCGATTAAACTAAATACCGATCCATCCGCAGAATGGGTATCATCTTATGGGCAGATCGTAGACAGCAAAATTTCGACTGCTACTACTCCGATCATCGAATCAATCAGCGAATACAAGGGAAAGGTAGATGCGGATCTTGCTAAAATTCATAAGAACATCGACGACCTTCCAGAAACACTTAAAACACGGTATTACGACAAAAATTCTGTAGATACTCTTCTGCAATCCAAAGCGAATTCTGCTGAAATCACAAACATTTCCAGTAAAATAGACGCAGTTGAACAGACTGCGAACACCAACAAAACAAGTATTTCATCTGTTGGCACAAAGGTGGCTGAATTAGAGGATCTGGTCAGAAATATTGAGACCGATCCTGGCAAAACATATAACGCAACATATAACAGCGAAGACGGGCTGTATACCCTCTACGAAATTGAAAACGAGGGAAAAGATGGTGAAGTAAGCACCGTTAAAGCCCAGTTTAAAATCGTAGGCGGAGGCGGCGGAAGCGCTACTACAAGCACTCTGAAGATCGAATATATAACCAAGTCTCCGTTCGTTGTGACGGCAAATGATAAAGCCATTATCAAATATAACTTTTCTGGATTAGATTCTTCTGGAGATGCGGTTACAGAAGGAACATATACTTGGAAAATTGGAAATAAAGTAATTGCAACTGGTACGGCGTTTAATGGCGAAAACTCTTTTGACGCAACGAATTTTATTTCCACTGGAACGCAAAAACTACTGCTTACCATTACAGATGACGCAGGCAGTTTGGTAACAAAAAGCTGGTCTGTCCAGCTGGTAGACATCCGAATTGAATCTTCTTTTAATGATAAATTGACGTACCCCATAGATGTTGTGTCGTTTGATTACACGCCTTTCGGTGCTATTTCAAAAGACGTCCATTTCAAAGTTGACGGCGAAGAAGTTAATAAGATTACTACTACTTCTTCCGGTATCCCTATGGCTTACAATATTCAGCCAAAAGAACATGGGGCGCATCTTGTTGAAGTATATATCACAGCGGAAATTAACGGTTCCACGGTGGAATCTAATCATATTTACAAAGATGTAATTTGGTATGACCCTAATTCCGACATTCCGGTTATCGGTTGTATTTCGAAGAATATTACCGTTCAGCAATACGACACAGAGAATATCGTTTATACTGTATATGATCCGAAGACGGAATCTCCCACTGTAACATTATATGTTGATAACAAAGAAGTTTCTACGCTTCATCTCGATTCCAATACTCAGACTTGGCAGTATAAGCCGACTGATGTAGGATCTCATGTTTTGAAGATCGTGTGCAGAGGCGTCGAAAAAATAATCAACGTTACCGTAGAAAAACTAGACATTGACATAGAGCCTGTTACCGCTGGATTACAATTCGACTTTAATCCCATCGGCAGATCGAATAACGATTCAAATAGGTTATGGGTGTACGAAGGTAATTCTGATATCAAAATGACTGTTTCTGACAACTTTGACTGGGAAAATGGCGGATATCAGCTGGACGAAAATGGCGATCAGTATTTTGGCGTAAAAGCTGGCACTACTGCTGCCATTTCTTATAATTTGTTCGCAGACGATGCTAGAAGAAACGGTAAAGAGTTTAAATTTATTTTTAAAACAGAGAACGTTGCAAAAAGCGATGCTACATTCCTAAGCTGTGAATCTGGCGGCATTGGTTTGCAGATGAATGTACATGAAGCATATATCAAATCGAGCGCAAAGTCTCTGTATGTTCCATATAGCGAAGAAGACATCATTGAGTGGGAATTCAATATTGACAATAGCGAATCTACTCCTATCGTAATGTCCTACGAGGACGGAACGCCTTGCAGACCGATGAGCTACACAAAGGATTATTCTTTTACACAGGAAAATCCCGTTGGTATTACAATTGGTTCTAACGATTGCGATGTAAGAATTTATCGCATGAAAGCTTACAATAAGAGTTTAGACTCAAAAGCCATTTTGAACAATTTTATTGCAGATGCTAGAACAGCAACTGAGATGATTGATCGTTATAAAAGAAACCAGATTTACGATGAGAATCAGGCGCTTACTCCTGAACATCTTGCAGAAGCATGTCCTGATATGAGAATTATCATGCTGGAAGCTCCACACTTTACAAATAATAAAAAGGACTTTGTAAAAAATACGTCCATTGAATGTATTTATAAAAATGGAGATCCAGTTTTGGATAACTGGAAATTTGAAAATGCTTATCACAGCGGACAAGGTACTACTTCAAACGAGTACGGTGATTCATGAAGAAATATTGACCTTATTTGCTGTTTTGATGGAATTCATCAAGCCACAAGTAAAATTCCACTAGATCCAGATTATAAAACAATTTTAACTCTTGGAGACGGAACAAAATACGAAGATGGTACTGGTACGGTTTCATTGACTAGGACTTCTGTTCCGAATAAGTGGTTCAATGTAAAAGTGAACGTCGCCTCCTCTGAAATGGTAAATAATGCATACGGGCAGAATAGATATAACACTTATCTTCCATATTCAACTCCTGCTACTAGGAGAGATTCGAAAATTAAAAATTCTATGGAATTTGTAAACTGTGTTTTATTCATTAAAGAGAGCGATCCAGATGTATCTACGCATAGGGAATTTCAGGATTGTGAATGGCATTATTACGCACTCGGTAACATCGGAGATTCAAAAAAGACAGACGTAACAAGAGCTTATGATCCAGATGACATGAAAGAATTTTGTGTCGAAATAAGCGACAATACTCTTGCAAACTCCACATTTCAGACCGGTGTTAATAATTCAGATGGATCAATGAAATATCCAATCAGCAAATCAGAATGGGCAACCGGAAATGTTGCTTATGATGCACTTTATAATGATTGGGACGGATCATTTGAATTTAGATATGATTGTTGCGGCGATTCTAAAGATGGTGATCCTACATCCACTGATGAAATTAAAGAACAGATTAGAGCAAATAATCGTCAGATCTGGAGAAGTTTCTATGAGTTTGTAATTACATCGAGCAACGAAGAGTTTGTGAATAATTTGAAAAATTGGTTCATTGTAGATTCTGCTACATATTTTTACTTATTCACTCTTAGATATACGATGATTGATAACAGAGCTAAGAATACATTCTGGCATTGGGCAAAACATTATATCAGCACGTCCGAAGCCGCTGAGATGGGTGATAAAGCAAAATATTATACAATTGATGATGAAGCTTCTGGGATCAATAATGGATACCGATTTGATTTCTGGGCTTATGATATGGATACGGAACTTGGAATCAATAATTCGGGCGAGCTTACTATGACTTATGGCAAAGAAGATACTGACTATCGTACTGATGGAGATCCGTCTTCTGGTTATATTTTCAATGCCGCTGATTCTGTGTTCTTCTGTAGAATTCGTGAACTTATGCAGAGTCAACTCCGTACCATGTATCAGACTTGTGAATCTAAAAACTGTTGGAGTGCAACATCTCTCATCAGTCAGTTTGATGAAAAACAGAATGAATGGTGCGAAGAACTATGGAGATTAGATTACGTAAGAAAATACGAACGTCCTTACAGAAATGGCAACACACGTTTCTTAGAGCAAATGATGAATGGTAAGAAGAAATATCAGCGTAGACAGTTTGAGCGCGATCAGGAAGTTTATATGGCAACAAAGTTTTTGGGAACTACAGCCACCTCTGACCAGATTATGTTCAGATGCAACACTCCTGTTGGAACTGCTGTGAAACCTGATTATACTCTTCATCTTATTCCATATTCGGATATGTATCTATCTGTTATGTTTGGAAATTCTTCGGCTAAACAGATTCGTGCCAAAGCAGGGCAATCATATGATATTGCGTGCCCATATGATAGCATGGACGATACGGCTGTTCTTGTATATGCAGCATCTCGTATTCAATCTATGGGAGATGTATCCACATGTTACATTCATGACAATGACTTTTCTAAAGCTGAAAGACTAAAAGAGCTTATCATTGGCAATACAACTGAAGGATATTCCAATGCTTTCTTAACAAATCTTGTTATTGGAAATAATAGGTTGCTTGAAAGATTAGACATCAGAAATGCGCCCAATCTTACAACCAGCTTAGATTTTTCCAGGTGTCTAAATTTGAAAGAATTATATGCGACAGGATCTGGATTAACCGGGGTTTTATTTGCAAATGGCGGCAAAATCCAGACTGCACTATTGCCGGATACGTTAGTCTCCATCAATATGCGTAGCTTAAAATATCTTAACAATTTATCCATTGCCGGATACGACAAGATCACGACGATGATTGTTGAAAATTGCAACACAATCGATTGTCTCGACATGCTGAACAAGGCTTCAAAAGTGAGCCGTGTTCGCATTATGGGGGTTACGTGGGATTTAAGTGATACTTCTATTCTGTCTCGGCTGTATAAGATGGGTGGTATCGACAAAAATGGATACAATACTGATCGATCTGTTCTTACGGGCAAAGTTCATGTTCCCGTTATGAGACAAAAAGAACTGGAACGCTATAACGAGGCATGGCCAGACCTTGTGATTACTTATAACACGCTTGTTGAACAGTTTGCTGTAACATTTAAAAATGATAACGGAGACATTCTTGATGTTCAGTATGTAGATAAAGGCTCAAAGCCAGTGGACCCTATTACACGGGAAGAAAATCCTATTAGCACTCCTACAAAGGAAAGCAGTGTAGAGTTTGATTTTACATTTAACGGATGGGATTCCAATTTGGTTGCAGTTTTTCAAGATCTTGTTTATACAGCAACGTACACGTCTTCTATTCGCAGATACACCATTCGGTATATGAACAATACACAAGTGCTAAAAGAGGCGACAAGTGAATATGGAACTGTTGTGTTGTATGATGGGGATATTCCTACTTACACATCGGAAGAGGCAGCTTTTAAATACTATTTGTTTAAAGGTTGGGATAAATCTGGTCTTGTAGACGGAGATAAGGATATTAAAGCGGTGTATGACTCATTCGAGTATTCTACAGGGTATTTTGACGGCAAAGAACTGGATCAACTTCGTCCTGTTGAGCTGTATGCCATGTTGAAAGTCGGTGTAGAATCAAATTATTTATCCGCAAAAGATTCTTTAACTATACAGCTCGGAAACGATTATTCTTACGCAGACGTAACAGAGAATATTCTGATCGATTCCAAAACAGAATTTACGGGTAAAAATTACGTTGATACCGGTGTAAAACTCTTCGACGAAGATCGTGATTTTGTGTTGGCGATTGATTACAAGTTTTCGAACAATTCTAAGAATACGAATGTGTTGGCACAATGTTTCCAGGCGGACGGAATGAACGGATTCCGGCTATGGTATAACGATGGAATTAAGGCGGCGTGGGGAACTGCTGCTACTTCTGCCGGTACCGTAGAAAATAGAGAAATTCTTGTCGTAAGACATAAAAAGGGAGACAACTCTCTCTATATTTACAACTCTAACCTGATTGGAGACGGCGATGCTCCTACAGTTGTTGAATTAAGTAAAACGAGGTCTACTCTTGCAGATTCCACTCTAGTTTTTGGTTGCGCCAAAGCAGATGATGGTGCTTATGAAAACTACGGTCTTGGAACAATTTACTGGTCAAAACTGTGGTATTTTGATCTCGGTGAGGATGCTTGTAAAAATATTGCAATGTGGCCGCATGAAGATTTGAAGCTGGAGATTTCTGGATTTAAGAAATATTATCTTAGTAATAATAGCGGAAAAAGATCGTCTCTGACACTTCTAGCTTCTCAGCTGTTATCCGTTTCGAAGTCTATTGGTCGCAGCACGTCGAACACCGGAGGGTGGAATGCGTCGATTCTTAAATCATTCTTAGACTCCAGATTGTTAAGGGCTGTTCCTGTTCAATGGAGACAACTTATTAAGCAAGTCAAAGTAAACTCTTCTGTTGGCAATATGTCTACGGAGATAGGCAGCGCTGACAGTTATATTTATATTCCCTGTGCTATAGAGTTGAATCCTACTATGACAGAAGAACCGTACTGCTACGAAGGATCTGGAATTGAATATTTTACCACAAACGCATCCAGAATATGTGCGACTGAGGACGGCGTTGCACATGAATATCTTACAAGATCTCCAAACGCAAGCTACACGGATTATTACTACCATGTTCAAGAAACTGGTTCTCTGTATGGCTATTATTACGCATATAACCAGGCATATCTAAGAATCATGTTTTCAATCTAAAATATCGGAGAGTCGCAATTTGGTTTGCGGCTCTCTTCTTATACGAGGAGGACTCATTGTTTTACAAAGTAATGCAAAACGGAAAGGTCGTAGATATTTTAGATAGGCTTGTCTTTTTAAAATTCCAACCGAAACATAATATTATGGTTCATTGCGATGAAGACAATGCGCAGGCAATCTTATCTTCAAACCAAAATACTATTTGGCACGTAGATACTTTACGAAAAACTTCTCGCGAATTCGAAACTGTATCTTTGGTTGAAATCACAAAAACTGAATACGAGCAGTTAAAAGCGTTGAACGGAAAAACTCCGCAGGAAATTATTGATGCTTACACTTTATCACTGCTAGAAAGCGGGTTGCTATGACAGAATTTATCGAAAGCTTAAAGCGTTTGTATAAAGATCGGATGATAGCAGACGCAGTTTTAAAAAGACTTTTAGAATCAAAAAAAATATCTAATGACGAATTAAATTATATCAAAGGAAAGGAGGAATAAACGGAATGTATACAATTTTAGTTACAACTAATAATGAAGCCATTGTTAGCACACCGGATCAGCGAATTATGCAGCGCAGCAAATTAGTGGATACACTTCATATTCTTGTAGCTCCTACATACAACGGAATCAGCATGTCTGATTGCACTGTTTTGATGGAATACAAATTGCCAGTAAGTCAAGAAGCTCGTTCCGAAATTCTCTCTCTTTCCGACGAACTGTATAAAGAAAATCTGGAATATACACTGCCTCTTGATACCTATCTCACAAAGGAAGCTGGTAATGTTGAGATCCAACTTACTTTTCTAAAAAATGAGATGAATGCAGACGGCAGTATTACTCAGTATTCAAGAAAAATCAGCCCTTGTTTTTTGAATATTATTCCAGTTGCCGCATGGAGCAATATGGTTCCAGATGCGGAACTTGCAGCAATTGATCAGCGAATTTTAAAGCTTGATGCAATTGCGAATCAGTTGGCTGATACACAAGACGCTGTTATTGATACAAAAGCTGACGACATCTCCTACGAGGGCAACACTATTCAGCTGCTTGCAAATGGCAAAAAGATTGGCACGAGTCATATTCTTGATCAGCAGAAAGAATTTGAAGTAGTTGAATTCGGTGGCAATTCCGACGCCGATTCGGATGACGACGATTATACGTTGGTTGAATTTTAATTGGAGGGTGGTCGTATGGCAAAGAAAAAATACAAGCTTGGTTGGGGTGATGAAAGTAAAATCTCTTCTGCCATTAGCAGCGGATTGCTAGATGGCGGCGATCTCGTTGTTACGAAAGATACTAAGCGAATCGCATTTATCGATCCCAGCACTGAATCAATACACTTTTTAAAAAGCAAACTACTCTCTTTTGATTCTGTTCAGGACGCAAAGGATTATGCCGCGTCCGACAAGTCAGCATATGCAGGTGAATTGATCACCGTGTTAGTCGGCGGAAAACAGAAAACATATAGACTACAGGCTGCAGAGTCCGGCTATACGATTGAAGACATAGAGTCCGGAACTTCCGGTTCAAAACAGTATGTACAGGTTTCTGACGCATTCCCCACTTCCGGACAGGAAGAAGGCGTAATCTACATTGTCGGTTCTGTTGGCAAAATTTGGACTGGATCGGAATGGAAAGTAATCTTTGAGGATATTTCTTCTATTGAAGAAAAATTAGACAAGAAGGCAAACGTTGAGAATCCAGACTTCACAGGCATTCTTTCTGTAAACGGCGAAGAAGTCGCCCTGAAATCCTACGTCGAGAAACTGGTAGCCGGTGTTTCATCCTTCACGACTGGGAAAGTCAATTTAACAGATGGGTTGCCATTGACCGGATATAAAGCTGGGCAAATCTGGTATATTACAGAAGATGGAACATATGCAGGACAGAAATGCGAATCCGGCGATTTGATTATTTGTGTAAATGATTGCAAAGATGCGTATTCTGATGACGATTTCATTGTAGTTCAGGGCAATATTGATGGTGCGGTTACTGGCGCCAAGTCTTCTGCCGATGGCGAACTGGTTATCTTTTCAGGCGTATCTGGAAAATCAATTAAAAATTCCGGAATCAACGTTGACGCACTGGAAGACGCAATCAATAAAGCGCATGAACATGCAAATAAAGATATTCTCGACTCCTTTACAAAAACGCAGGATGAGATCCTTCAGGAGTCTGAAGATACTATTAGTGCCGTATACGAAGAAGTTTGCAATAGACTGATTCATACTGAGCCATATGCGGAAGGAAACTATCTATACGCAAATGGCCATGGTCTAACTGTTGAATCTGTAGATGAAAATACAAATAAGGCGATTTATTATCTCAGTGGTCAGAAAAAAGAGATCACGTTTAAAACTGGCGGCGTAATTATTGGCGGCGCCAAGAATGACAATTGCCACTCCTCTTCTATTGTCATGAATAGTGGAAACGTGGCGATTATTCATGGTGGATCTTATGGTGACGGCGACGTTGCAGACGTCAACATCGTTGTGAACGGTGGAACTTTAGAGGCGATTTACGGCGGCGGTATGCCACAAGTAAAAGAGTCTGGTTATGCGAACCATGTTGGGCACGCCAGAATTATCGTAAATAATGTGTCTGGAACCTCTCAGATTTTTGGCGGCGGATATTCGTATGCCACTGTCGGAACGTCTGAAATCATTGTGAACAACGGCAATTTTACATATATTACCGCTGGCGGTTCTAACGGGTATACTTCTGATTCTTCTGTTGAAGTGAATGGCGGAACTGTACAGTGCGTACAAGGCGTTAATCGTGGAATTGTTGGACGGGCAAAAATCACGATCAATGCAGGAACAATAACTGCCGTATACGCAGGCGTTGAACCTGGAGGTGAAGCTACCGGATCGTTCGGACACACAGAGTTACATCTTAATGGTGGAACTATTCAAAAACTGAGCAAAGGATTAAATAATTCAGAAGACTACGATGCTTCTACTCATGTTTCTGGCGAATACAGGGCGAACGTCGTAGATGCGGGATCTGCTCAAGCCCTTGGATTGAACCTTGCAACTCAGATTGTGCGAAGCGACGTAGAAACCGCTAAAACCGAAGCCGTTGACGAAGCGAAAAAGTATGTTGACTCTGCTATCACTTTAATTGAATTTTAAGCGAGGTGCACATGGCAGATAGAGTTATTTCTGTGATTGGCACTGTGGCAAATAAGTTGCCGGATTTGCCAATCAAAGACGGACAAATTATTTTTGTAAAAGACAAGAAAAAGGTTGCGCTTGACCTAAATGGGAAGAGAACCTTTTATAACGAAATCGTTACATTTGAAGAAGATCAAGAACGTTTGGATTTACTAGCGCCCATCAATGGGTGCTTTTATTTTGTCATAAAAACTGCCGTTCTTTGGTTTTATCAAGACAAATGGATACAGGTAACTACTGCGCCGGAAGAAGTTGTTTTCTTTGGTACGGAAGTTCCTGAATTGGGTAAGGCAAACACCTTATATGTAAACAAAAGAAAACGAAATATTTCTGTTTGGGACGAAAATACCAGCTCTTACATAATCGTTGGAGAGGCGGCTGATCTCGTCACAAATGAGGATATTGATAAATTATTTTAAAGGGGGATTTAAACTACATGGCTGAAACAATTAAGAAATATGTAGACCAAGCTGCTCTGGAGCACTTAATTGAGAAGTTAGGCGTTAGAGAAGATCAAAAGGACGCCACAGTATTAGCTTCTGCGAAAACCTATGCTAATGGTCTGGCTGACAATTACGATCCTGCTGGCAAAGCGGCTGAACTCGTAAAGGCTCTGGAAGATGGCCAGGTCAAACTGAATAAGGAAGCTATTGCGAAGCTGGATGGCGGCGCAGACGTCGAAGGCTCTGTAAAGAAACAGATTGAAGATGCTAAAACCGCTCTGCGTAAAGAGATTACAGCTAGTGGATATGACGATAGTGCTCTGAAGAGCCGTATTTCTGCTAACGAAACTGCTATTGCTACTCTGAACGGAACTGGTGCAGGATCTGTTTCTAAGACTGTGGCTGACGCTATTGCTGGCATCGTTGCGGAAGCACCGGAATCTTTTGATACATTAAAAGAGATCGCTGATTGGATTTCTGGTCACAGCAGTGACGCTGCGACTATGAACAGCAGCATCAAGGCTAATAAGGCATCTATCGACGCTCTTGCTGCATTAGTTGGAACACTGCCTGAAGGAGAAGATTCCAAGACCATCATCGAACATATCGATAAGAAGGTTAATAACGTAGACTTCTCTGCCGCAATCGCAACTGCAAAACAGGAAGCGATCACAGCTGCCGCTACCGATGCAACAACCAAAGCTGGACAGGCTCTCACCGATGCTAAGGCTTATGCCGACGGATTAGCAAAGAATTATGCAACCGCAGCACAGGGTAAGAAAGCAGATGACGCTCTGCAGAAGGCTGATATTGAGACTGGCGCTACAAATGGTTCTATTTCCGTAAAAGGAACAGACGTTCCCATCAAGGGTCTTGGAAGTGCTGCGTTTACTCCTGCAGCCGACTATGAAAAGGCTGGAGCTGTAGCCGCTCTGGAAGCAGGACAGGTCGCAACTAACAAAACTAATATTGCAACCAATGCCTCTGATATCACTGCTGTAAAAGCAAGAATTCAGGCTCTCGAAGATGTCAAGTATACCGCCATCACAAACGAAGAAATTGATGGTTACTTCGCCGCTAAGAAAGAGTGATACAATGTGATCTATCCGGTGGGGCCTTAGTGTCCCGCTGATATTAGGAGGGGACACCGTGGAAAGAAAATATCTGGACTTAGATGGTCTGAAACGGGTCATTGAGAATAGCAAAGACCTGTTTTCCGAAAATGGACATATCCATAATACCTCCGATATTGCAAACTTAGATAATATCTTAAATTCTCTAGCAGAAAAACAGTCATATGCTGGAATTGTTAATTTCCCCTCTGTTGGGAAGCCCGGCAATGTGTATATAGATACTCTGGCAAACAAGACTTATCGATGGGATGATGAAAATTTAAAATATTATTGCATTGGTAGTGATTATAACGATATCAACTTGATTGTATGCGGAGACTCTACGAGCGTGTAGAGTTTCTTTTTATTTGGAGGACACATGGCAAACAATACATTGAATACTCGTATTATTCTATGTAATGATACATCATTAAATTGGAGCACATCGGAGAAAGTTCTCTTAAAGGGAGAACTTGGCATCGAATTAACCGATGGCGTACCAAAGGTGAAGATTGGTGACGGCGTAAATAAGTATGTGGATCTTGCTTATGTTACCATGACACCGGCTGAAATTACTGCGGCTATTAGTGCGGCAGTCGAGGGTGCAAAACACACTCACGACAATAAGGACATTTTGGATGCTACCACCGCATCTTTTACTACCGCCTTATTAAATAAGTTAAATGGAATTGCCCCTGGCGCTGAAGTGAACCAGAATGCTTTTAGCAAGGTTTTAGTTGGCAGTACAACCGTAGAAGCTGACACCAAAACCGACACATTAACACTGGCCGCTGGTTCTAACGTGTCTATCACACCAGACGCAACAAACGACAAGATCACAATCGGCGTCGCCGATGGAACCACTGCCGCAAAGGGCGTTGTACAGCTTACAGATAGCACATCTTCTACCTCTACTACAACCGCTGCCACACCCAACAGCGTTAAGAGCGCATATGATTTGGCAAACGCAGCAAAAACAGCCGCTGCAAACGCTAAGAGTGCTGCGGATAGCAAGGTTGCAAGTGTATCTCTGGCAACCGGCACAAACAACGGTACTTTAAAATTAACTGTCAATGGTACGGCAACAGACAACATTGCAGTGAAAGGATTGGGTTCTGCTGCGTATACAAATTCCAATGCGTATGCGACTGCTGCACAGGGCACAAAAGCAGATAATGCAATGCCTAAAGCCGGCGGAACATTTACCGGAGCGGTAACTCTGAGTGCTGATCCTACTGCGAATTTAGGCGCTGCAACAAAACAGTATGTAGACACTCAGATCACAAATAAAATTTCAGCGTCTGACGCAATGGTATTTAAAGGCACTTTGGGCACAAACGGAACTGTGACTGCTGTTCCGACAACAAATGTCGTAAAGGGTGATACATATAAAATTATCACTGCTGGCACTTTCGCGGGTTCTGCATGTAAAGTTGGCGACCTGATTATTGCACTTGCAAGTGGAAACGTTGAAGCGAACACCGATAACTGGGCATACGTTCCTTCTGGTAACGAAAATGAAACCACGATTAAATACAGCACTACTACTCAGAATTTGACAACATCTGCTCAGACTGGCAGTATCACTCTGGGTGAGGCTGCTACGAAACAGGTTGACACCACAGTAGCTTCTGGATCTACAAAGCTGCCTACAACTGGTGCGGTTGCGTCTTATGTTGATGGTAAAATTTCTGGCGTCAACACCACGATTACCAACCACAAGAATGACGCCACTTCCCATATTACAGCTGCGGAAAGAACGAAGTGGAATGCTGCTCAGGCAAACCAGAATGCATTTAGCAGTGTTAAAGTTGGAGATAAGACCGTAGCGGCAGATTCTACTACTGATACTTTAACGCTCGAAGCTGGAGCGAATGTAACAATTACTCCAGATGTAGACAATGATAAAATCACTATTGCGGCAAAGGATACTACCTATACTGGTGGAACCGGAATTAGTGTTTCTGGAACAACTATTAACCATTCGAACTCTATTGAAGCTGGAACGGCTGCCGGAGATGCAAATAAACCCTTAGCATTTGGCGGAACATTCACAATCCCGAGCGTTACTTATGATGCTCAGGGTCATATCACCGGCAAGGGCAGCACAACTATGACCATGCCTGCAACTCCTACCACTGTTTCTGGAAATGCAGGAAGCGCAACCAAGTTGCAGACAGCTCGCAAGGTTGACGGCGTTGCATTCGATGGTGCCGCAGATATCAGTCATTTTGGAACATGTTCTACTGCTGCTGGAACCGCAGCAAAAACAGTTTCTCTGACTGGATTTAACCTTGTTGCTGGTGCAAGAGTAATGGTTAAGTTTACTGTTACTAACACTGCTGCCAACCCGACATTAAATGTAAATGGTGCTGGCGCGAAGAGTATTTTCTATCGCGGATCTGCAATTGCCGCAGGATATCTTGCAGCCGGACGCGTTTATGAGTTCGTTTATGACGGAACGAATTTCGAGTTCGTTGGCGATATCAATGTAGATACCAACACTGACACTAAGGTTACAAATACTCTTAACCCAACCGCAAAAGCTTATGTAACTGGTACTACTTCTGCAACAACAAATACTGGATCTCAGGTATTTGACACAGGCGTATATCTGGATACAGAGGCAGGCGCTTTGGTTGCTACAAAGTTCAAAGGATCGCTTGATGGCAAAGCAACATCCGCTGGCACTGCTGATAAAGCTACGAATGCTACAACAGCGGCAAAACTGGGAACAAATGCCGGTTCTGCAACTCGGCCTGTTTATTTTGCTAATGGCGTACCTGTTGCGGCAAACGTGTCTACGGATTATGTTGTTCAGGGTGTTAATACTCTGATTTTAAACGGCGGAGGAGCTTGATACAGCTTCTCCTTTTGTTTGGAGGGGGACTGTAAATGGCTAACAAAATTTTAGACGTTATTCATGTGCAAAAACATGATACAGAGTCTAATTGGACTAAGATAAATCCAGTTTTGATGTCTGGCGAATTAGGATTCACCACAGACGGAGCAAATGCTGGAAAACACAAAGTAGGAGATGGTGTATCTAAATGGACTGCCCTCTCCTACGCGAAAGCGGAGCTGGATGCTACCGCTATGACTGACACCGAAATCAAAGATGTTTTCAGTGCAGTCTTTAAATAAATGGAGAGGTGACTCTCCTATGCCGCCATAGCGTAATCGGCAACGCAACTGATTTGTAATCAGTGGACTACGGGTTCGAGTCCTGTTGGCGGCTCGTATACGCAGCGTTCCCATAATTGGCATTGGAGCGGGTTGCTATCCCGTCGGTCGTTATTACGGCTTATAAGTTCGAATCTTATACGCTGCGCCACGCCGCAAATCCGGCTGGATGAGGAAGCAGTCTTGAAAACTGTGGGCTGTAAAAGGCTTTGGGGTTCGAGTCCCTATTGCGGCGCTGAAAGAGTCGTTTCATTGGAAAAGATGAGGCTCTTAAATGCTAGCGTAAAAAAATAATATAAACGTATTTAGAAGAGTGTACATTGCGCTACTACTCTTCTTTTTTATTGGAATTAAAAGGAGGTGGTCGTTGATTTGGCTACAGTGAAAGATGATCAGCCTGTGAAATTGACGGCTGCACAATTAAAAAGAAAAGTTGAAACACTAGACGAAAAGGTTAAATCTTTGAAGGCTGGTGCATGGTGTTATCTGTGCGACAGCCACAAAATAAAAGATAGTTTCTATTCCAGTACAGACCCAATGAGTAAAAGCGGATTAACACCTATTTGCAAGGAATGCGCCAGAAAAATTGCTTTACGCGTAGTCAATGGCAAAGAACAGGGAGCTACAAAAGATTCCGTTCGACTAGCTCTTAGATATCTGAACAAACCATTTCTTGAAAGAGTATGGGATTCAAGTATTCAGGAGGTAGAAAATCTTGCATCTGGAAAGGTGAAGTCGAATGTTTGGGCGGCCTATATACGCCAGATTTCTATGCCAAATTATATCGGAATGACCTATTTTGATTCCGATGGTTTAACATCGAACGAATCAAATAACGAAAGTTCAAGTAACGACATAACAGCGGATGAACTCGTTGAATCTCACGTTGGAATGGATACATATGATAGTTTTTTAAAAAACAAAAACGACGTTATCAGACTGCTTAATTACGACCCGTTCGAAAAGGAAGACGTAATTGATCAGCCTTTTCTGTATTCTCAGCTATTGGGCCTGCTGGATTCTGGTGAGGACGGCAACGAGGATATGATGCGCACGTCTTCAGCTATTTCAATTGTTCGTGGATTTTTACAGTTGGCAAAAATAGATGACAACATAGCAAAGCTGATGTCTGACATTAACAATATCGGAACAAATTCGGCGACAATAAAATCATTACAGGAAAGCAAGGCAAAAATCACATCTGTAATTACAAGTCTTGCGCAAGATAGCTGTATTTCCTTAAAGCATAACAAAAATGCAAAAAAAGGTGAAAACACATGGACTGGTAAGATCAAAAAAATAAAAGAACTCAACCTTAGAGAAGGCGAAGTTAATGGTTTTGACATGGAAACATGTAAAGCCATGAGACAGGTCATGGATCTTAGTAACGCTTCTATTATGAAAACGCTTAATCTGGATGAATCAGAGTGGTCTGATATGGTAGCGGAACAAAGAAAAATGATTACCGATTTACAGTATAAATTGGATAAATACATAGAAATATCCCGTATTTTGCTGAGGGAGAATCTTGATATAAAAGACTACCTAAGGGATAATAGCGTTTCTTTGAATATGAATCTAGTGAATCTCAACGATTTGTATTCGTGTTTCTCAGAGCTGGAACATGATGATCAATTCGAGGAATGCGACACGTCAGAGGAGGTGCCGCCCGATGAGATTTAAGGATATAGATGATTCTTTAGGTTTAATCAACTACGACGATCAATGTATCCAAGAAGACATCGTTTATGTAAAACCAGGGGTTTATGCAATGTCCACCCGGAAAATAGAAGCATTGGTTAAAATAGCGCATTTGCAGAAATATTATCAATGCAACCCCGTTAGATTCATCAACGATTTTTTCAACATAGAACTGCTCGATGCACAGGCATGGATTGTTCAGCAAAGCTGGACATGCCCAAACGTTTTACTTGTGTGCAGCCGTGGATTTGGTAAATCAACTCTGATTGACATTATTATTATGTCAAAGGATATGCTATTCAATAATTATTGGACCTATATTGCTTCTGGTTCAGGTAGTCAGGCAGAGCAAACCTTTACTACTTTGGAGCGACTTGCAAATGATAATATTGATACAATGATGGGTTCTACGGGATATATATTTAAATCCGAAGTTGAAATAAAAAACGCAGCCGGTGATGGATTTTCACATGGAAGCAACGGGTTTTCATATTCGACTTATAATGGAAGTTTTACGCAGACGTTGAATTCCAACGTTGATAAAAAACGTGGAATGCGTGGTAACGTAATTTTTGATGAATGCGGATTCCTTTCGGACGAAATGATGTCCGTGTATTCCGCTTTCGCAATCGTAAATAAGAGTTTTAAATCCGGTAAAGATCGAGATGGGAATCGTATTGACGAAATACGATTAAGAGCTATTCCAAAAGAAATACCAAACCAAAAATTCTACATATCTTCTGCTTCAGATACATCTACGAAATACTATTCTTTGTACAGAGAATTTTCAAAGAGAATGTTGATGGGCGACAAGGATTATTTTGTTGCCAACATAACTTGCGAAATTCCTCTGCGTCCTACAATTCACGGACAGGTCATGGCTCCGCTTTTTGAAAAATCCACTATTGACTCCGATATGAAAACAAATCCAGAAAAGGCAAGACGCGAGTATTATTGTGAGTTTACTACTGATGCTGGCAGCGATGCCATTATTAGGCGTGGAGTTATCACTAGAAATGAGGAGGTCAGGAAGCCACTCCTTTACAACGATACCGGTGATAAAAAGTTCGTTATTGCATACGACCCAGCACGAAGTCGAGACAATTCGGTTATTTTAGTCGGACAATTGTATGATTTTGAGCAAGTAGACGGAAGCAAGGATATACGCCTAAGATTGGTCAACTGTATAAATTTAATTGACGTTGGAAAGAAAATTAAATCACCCATGCAGACTCCTGACCAGATTGAGTATTTGAAAAAGGTAATATTGGACTATAATGCCGGAGCTGACGCATATGGAAACATTGTTGGCGTATATATCGATGCTGGTTCTGGTGGATCTGGAGTTAATATTGCGGATTACTTAATGCCGGATTGGACAGATTCCGCCGGTATTGTTCATAGAGGACTGATCGATAAAGAGTATTCTGCTGAATATATTAAAAAATTCCCTAATGCAGTAGACAAGATTCGTCTTATGTCTCCTGCCGGTTATAAGTCGGAAATGTATGAGGCAATGATTGAATTGATGAATCAGGATAAAATCAGTTTTACGGCTCAATATGATCATAAGGGATATTTAACAGTTTTTGATCTTGACGAAACAAAATTAACAAAAGAAAAAGAAAAAATTTCTGCCGAACTTAGAAAACAAAAACTTAATGAAAAGGAGTTTGAAGCTAAGCTGAACGAGGAATTAGGTAAAATTGAGTCCGTCAAAACAAAAACTGTAAAGCTCGATTGGCAAGATGAAATTGCGCTTGCAAATATTGACGCCCTAAAAGAAGAGCTTGTAAATATGGTTCGTAAGAAAAGGGATTCTGGTAAGGATTCATTCGAACTTACACCAGAGAAAGCCAATAAACTTCATGACGACCGTTCATACACGGCAAGCATGGTATCTTACGCTCTCATGTGTGAGCGCAGAAAAGCCATTGTTCAAAAGAAAAAAGTAACTCAGGACAACAAATCTTTTGTCAATCGACTTCCCATTCGTCAGCCGTCTCATAATTCTTCGTTTCTAAAAAAATCGATTTAGTTTTTCAATGGATAAAATTCAATTTAATAAAAAGGAGGTGTTTCATATATAAATGCCACAAACAAAAAAAGAGATGTCTGAAACATCTCCTGAAAATGCTGTTTCTAAAAAGCGAACTACTGCTGCGGAGCGAAAACAATTTATGGAAAAGTACGAACAGCAAAAGCGGAAGGCTGCGAAAAGTAATCAGGCTTTCAAACAAGTTCGGGACGTAACCAAAACGGTTCGGCAAACAACAATTAGTTCGTATAATAAGCAAAATGTTATTACCTACCTTCAAAATATCGACAGCTACGAATCTGAGCTTCGTGGACTCTCTCGTTACCTTTTTTATCGTTCTCAGGTATATTTCAGATTGATCATGTACAACGCTACGATGTTTGATTTGAATTCCAGGTACTCTCCCCCCCCCCCCCCCCCCCCCGCCGATAATGACAAAGATTCAATTCTTAAATCGTACCTCGAAACATTGCAAGTCCTGGATAAGATGGATTTGCAAAACAGCCTGTTGCCGATGCGCATAAACAATTTCATAGAAGATGTTTTTTATGGATGCTGTTGGATTGACGACACTGGAATTTTCATCTTAAAAATTCCGCCAGAATATTGTAAAATTTCCGGCAAATATTTTACCGGCGATTTCTCGTTTAGCGTGGACATGAGTAATTATAAAAAGCTCGAGGATGTTCTTGAATTTTTGGGAGATCCACTGTTGTCAATGTATAAAGCGTATGGAGGAAATAGTAAAAACAAATGGCAGTCAATGCCAGATGAATATGCTTTGTGCACTAAATCCAGAATGGAATCGTGGGAAACTGTTGTTCCTATTTACAGCGGACTATTCATTGATTTAATTGGTTTGTTAAACTTGGCTGATGTACAGGCGGTCGCCGATGAACAGCAGATTTATAAATTGATTACAGCTACTATTCCGACGATTTCTGGAGCAAAAGATCCAGATGAGTGGGCGGTCAATATTGATCTTGCCGTCGATTATTATAATAAGCTAGTTGACGGTTTGCCTGATTATGTTGGAGCCGCAATTACTCCTATTCCGCTCGATACTATTTCTTTTTCGGACGATCAATCTACCGATACAACAAAAGTTCAGAAAGCAACGAAAGAACTCTTAAATACATCTGGCGGATCTCAGATACTTAATTCGGCTTCTTTAAGTAACGCAGAAGAAGTTCGTTCCGCTAATAAAGCTGATAGCGTTTTTGCGATCACAGCTTTGTTAGGACAAATTCAAGGATGGGTAAACAGGATGCTATCGTATCATGTTTCGAATCCTGCCAAGGTTAAATTCTTTAATGTGTCCACTTACACCAGAGATGCTTTTAAGGAGTCTATGCAAAAAGATTTGCAATACGGTTATCCGAACATCCTGGCTATCAATAGTTTAAATGGAATGAGCGAACTCGATACGTTGTCCATGAATTTCTTAGAAAACGACGTGCTTGGTTTGACAGAAAAATTCAAACCATTGACTTCTGCTGCAACTGTGTCCCATACGGATGGAGATGGAGCACCTACTAAAAGTGATACAAAAATTAGTGGAGATGGCGAGGCTAGTCGAGAGAAGCGTGATAACAACACATAACGAGGATATATTGGATGCGTGAAAATTTTATAAAAACGTTTGATAAAACTACCTCCGAGAAATTGTTATCCCTCGGATTCCAGAAGGTAGACGAATCAAATGGAATCTACACATTTTTGAATAATAAGACACTACTTTTCTCTAATGATGTAGACGAGTCAAAAATATTATATAGCAATATGCTTACTTTTTAGCCGCTCTCCTAACCGAAGCGGTTTTATTTTATGTAAAAAAAATAAAATTTCAATAGAAAGGAGGAGGTGATCAAATAAATGTCCATTATTAATAAGCGAATTTTAACTGAAGATGATCTACTGATGTTCTGTCAAGAGCAGAAGTTTACGAAATTTAATTCGGAAGACACTGGGTATCAGTTGGCGCTGAAAGTGCCAACCACTTTTGAAATTGACGATGCTGTAGACGATAGCCATCGTGGAATGATGAAGTTAAAAATCAGAATATTTCACACTGGACTTAATCGAAATAAAAGTTATGTTTCGAAGGCATCGGCTGAAAAGGCAATGAACACCATTGCAGATAGACCTGTATTGGCTGCTATTCATCAGCTTGACGATGGAACATGGGATTTCAAAGGGCATGAAGTGGAAATTGTTAAAAACGATAAAGGAAAGGAAGAGTTGAGATATATTGAATCTCAGGTTGGTTCTTTTTCTTCTACTCCCGCCTTTTGGGAACACGACGATGATTTGGACAAAGATTATGTATGCGCTTACGCCTATGTGAGCGAAAACTATACAAAGACATGCGAAATTATTCGTGCTAAACAGGGAACAAAGAACAGCTGCGAACTTTTCATTAATGATCTATCGTACAACGCCAAGGAAAAATACCTTGAATTAAACGACTTTTATGTAAACGGCTCTACGCTGCTAGGAAGTGAAGATGATGGTACGGAAATCAGAGAGGGAATGGAAGGCTCTCGCGCAGACATTGTTGATTTTAGCGTAGAAAACAATTCGATTAAATATGATCGAGATGAAAAATTGATCGAAGTCTTAGAAAATCTTAATAAGGCTATTTCCAATTTTGATAGCAAACCAAATTATTTTCAGAAAAAAACAAAGAAAGGAGGAAACGAAATCAAGATGAAAAAGTTTGAAGAACTTCTTGATAAATACGGGAAAACCGCTGAGGATGTAACGTTTGATTATGAAAAAATGTCAGACACTGAACTTGAAGAGAAATTTATGGAAATGTTCGGATCTGATAATGCGAACGCCGGAAGCAACTCAAATAATGGTGTTAAGGAGGGCGGCGAGTCTCAGCAATATGAAAATCTTGTTCGTACCTACGAGATTTCTCATGAGGATGTAAGATACGCTCTTTATAAGTTACTGGAGCCGTTTGAAGATGCAGACAATGAATGTTACTACATATCAAATGTGTATGATTCCTATTTTGTGTATCAAGGATATTGTGCAGATAAAATCTATCGTCAGAATTATATAAAAGACGGAGACAACGTCGAATTTGAAGGTGAACGAATTGAATTATTCTTGGAATTGTTGACGGCAAGCGAGAAGGCAGAATTAGAATCTATGCGTTCTAATTATGCAGAATTAAAATCGTTTAAAGATGTCACTGAAGACAACGCGCGTCGCGCTAAAAAAGAGGACATTATCAACGCAGAAAAATATTCTATTTTATCCAAAAAGGATTCGGATGGAAATTATATGAACGCAGATTTTGCGGAATTAGTTGCGTCTATGAACGATTATTCTGTTGAAGAATTTGAAACAAAAGTAAAGGTTCTGCATTCTGATTTTGTGGCTGAACACTCTTCTTTCGCCGCAAAAGAAACTCAGATTGAGAAACCCGCAGCGACTAAGAAGCTGTTTACTAATCCAGAGTCTAAAAACACCAAAACAAGTAGATACGGAAAATTATTTTCTTAATAAAATCCAGTAAATTACAAAGACAAGACTGCTTCGGCAGTCTTTTTATTATGTCCAAACAATTATAAGGAGGATTAAACAATATGGCTATTCGAATGAATATTGAGCAGCATCATGTCTGCTTCCCGACCAAGGTTCTTTCCGACAAGGTTGGCAGAGTTTTAAACATGGTTATCAAAAAAGATACAGATAACGGTACTGTTTGTGGAAAGGGTAAGTATGTAAGTTTCGATCAGTATGAAGTTGCTGATGCACCTACTGCTTTTGAGGGAGTAATTCTTGAGCAGGCCTCTGATGGAAATTGGTATGTGGAAGTAAAGAAGGTAGATCCGAACGAACCCGCTATTTTAATTTATGAGGTTCCTGAAATTGCCGAGAACTACAATCATATGTTCACCAAGACTTCTAACTTTTTCAATGAAGCTTCTGCCGCTAGAACTAAGACGGTTAGAGGATTAGTTCTTGGCGTAACCGATGTGTATGAACTGAGCGAAGACGCTTTCGATGGCACACCCGAAGCGGGCAAGAAAGTAACTATCGAGGCTGGAAGCCAGAAGCACAAAATTGGTGAGTAAGGAAGGAGGTAATATATGAAAACTATGAATTTTAGTGCACATGTTATGAACGTGTTTACAGAAATGAAGACTTCCTATGATGAAGTCAAAAATTTAATGTTTGATTTATACAGAGGGGAGCTTGAGGATGGTCTTTCCAAGAGAGCTGCTGAGGACAAGCTCCGCGAACTGAATCGAAAAATCTTCGGATTAACAAAAGATTCTTCTCTGAGAGAACGTAAAAGAGCATACGAAAATTATGGTCGTCAGTTCTTCGATGTGATTGAGGAAGTAACTGACTGGACTGTTACAACCGGTCTGAAGGAAAATGAATGGTTTAATGTTCTGGTTAATTACAAGAATAGAAAAGCTGGCGATGATAACCTCTTCTATCAGGAACACGACGAAGTAATTCTGTCCGTTGCAAGAATGGGTAAGAGACATCACGACACAATGCTCCAGAGATTACCTGAAGGAGCCACATACTCCGTTGAAACCGACGTTTATGGCGCAGCAGTCGGCGCAGACATCGATAGATATTTAATCGGTCAGGAAGACTGGACAAAGTTAATTGACGCTATTACAAATGCATTCGTTATTATGACACAGGAACTTATTCTTACTGAAATTATGGAGGCTCCTAAGAAGCTTCCTGCACAGGCTCAGTTTGTTGGCACCGGTGCTCTGAACGAAGCAAATAGAAAGAAGTTTAACAAGATCCTTCAGAACGTATCCGTTGCAAATGATAACGCAGAAGTCGTTATTATGGGCACAAGAGTTGGTCTGCAGGAACTTGAAGGACTCATTGATATTAAGTGGATCGCAAACTCCCAGAAAGAACAGGTTGCTGAGATGGGTAGACTCGGAAACTATGGTCCTTATACTTTAGTTGAAATCCCTCAGAGATTCGCTAGAAATGACGTTACAAGAGATATGTATAAGGATGACACTCTCTTCTTCTTCGCTTCCGGCGATAATAAGATGGTTGACATGTTTGATGTTGGCGAGACACTGATCGAGGAGATTACAGATCGTGGAACCGCAAATAGCAACATCGCTGACCTGATGAAGTATGAAGTTCAGCGTGAGCTGGGTGTTGCAACTAGACTGGGACGTTACTTTGGTGCGTGGACAATTACCGAAGATTAATTTTAAATGATTGATACGGGAGAGTGCTAATGCACTCTCCTATTATGTTGGAGGAAAGTTATGGCGACAGCTAGAACGAAAAAGGAAACTGTTGCTGGATCTGTAAAACCAACTACCCCTGCCGTAGAACCAAAAGTTGAATCGGCAGCTACTAAAATGGAACCTGTAAAAGAAAAAAGAGTATTCACAGATTCCGATTATGTATTGTGCCGCTCTATTACTTATGGCGGATTATATATTGGCGGGCAATCCGGAAATATGTACGAATTCAGAGACTATGGCTCCGAATGCGAAATCAACTACAGAGATTTGGTTTCTCTTATTCGAAAAGGATCTGATCACATATTTTTGCCGCGTTTTATCATTCTTGACGAAGATCTATTGGACGATTTCCCCACTGTCAGGAGAGCTTACGAAGTTGCATACACGCGAAAGGATCTGCTGGAAATTCTTGCACTTCCTACATCTCAGATGAAGGCTGCTATCTCGGAACTTCCAGAGGCAACACAGAATGTGCTCGAAAAAATGATCGGCGAAGAAATCGCAAATGGAAGTCTCGACAGTATCTCGAAAGTTCGAACTTTAAGCAATTTATTCAACTCGGATTTTAATCTTTTGAGTAGTTTATTTGTTAAATAATGGAGGTGGCTAAATGTTACTTCCATACGAAAAAATATTTTCGAGATCAAGAGGGCTTATTGATGATCCAAAGGAATTATCTTTGGATATAAATGATCAGATCGAGATAAACACAGAGAGGCTGCACAATGTAATTGGAGATCCAAGAGTTCGAAGAATATTTTCATCCATTACATTTGACGATGAAATTCAAATAATTGATTTTACGCTGAACAACCCCGTTGACGATGCATCTGATTCTGATTATGTTGTTGGTATTTTTACTATAGGAATGACAATCGAGTGGCTAAAGCCGCAAGTGAATTCCATTAGACGAACTTCTTTCGTGATTGGTACTGACAGAGAAAAGAAATTGCTCGACAATTATAAAGAAATGATTGAACAGCTTGATTCTCTAAAAACAGAATTATACAAGAGGATTTGTGATCGCGGATATATGTATAACTCTTATATAAACGAGAGGGTTTGATATGAAATATATATACGGGAAATTTACCAATAAACAAATTAAAGAAGCCGCTCTTGCAATGCATACTGATATCCATAGATTGCTTCTGCATAAGGATAACCACGTCGATCAGAAAATATTTGAAAACGACGATGACTTTCTCACATTTTTTCAGAAGGTTCTATATAAATTTGGTGGAACAAAAACGTTGTTTAACAATAACGGAATTATGGTTGCTTTGATGTCAACATTGCAGGCTGCTTACGACGAATCTGTAAGTGATCATTTTGACTACACTACATTTCGCAAAGCTATTTTAGATAGTCATGGCTACATCAAGCAAATGTTTGAGAATCAAGGAGGTGTAAGCAGTGCCAAGTCTGTCAACAGCAAGGCGTGTTGCTACCGCCAAAACAAATAATTCGAGAACGTTGGGACAAATTTATAAGGAAGATTCTGATCGGATTATGGAGTTGGTATGGGATGGTGATATTCAGTCTAAAATTGGTTATATCTACGATTATAAACATGACGATCAGCCAAATCTTAGAGATCATATGACATATGAACATACCACTAAAACAATGATTGATGTGAAGCTTATTGTAAAGTCGAATTACTCATTGGATCAGGATCAACCAGAGTTTTATTGTCAGTTCAAACCATCTCAGAAATTGGAATTTAACCAGGGCGACGATCTGTATTATTTCGAAACGGATTACCGTGAGAAGTATGGCATAGAATTTCCGATTGGATTGTTTTTGGATTTGCCAGACGATCGCGGTATTTACCGCAAGTGGCTAATCTGCGGAAAGGAAATTGCGAATCAGTTTCCGAAATATTTAATTCTGCCGATTGATTATCAGTTTATGTGGATTGAAAAGAATGGTTCTCACATTTGCAAGAGGAAAATGTGGGGAACCGGTAGAAGCCAAAAGTCGTAAAATGTATGCGCTTCACATTGGAAACAATGTGTCGAAAGCTTTCTAACGCTGGAAGTTTACAATGCCAATTACACTACAACGTAAAGATGAAATATGCTTAGACGTGAATGTTGCTGAAAGGCTGAAAGAAGTAATTGGATGGCATATGCTGCAATAAAAGCGTCGCAAGACGTGCTAAGTGCCGCTAACAAGTAATAATCAGCTGCCAAAACTCGAATAGAGTAAGGTTCAACGAGCATGTACCCAAGTGGGTTAAAGGAAGCCGCCTAAGTCCTTATGGATATGGCGTTGATGTGCTCTGAACTTCTGGTGATAAACCAGAGAAAATGGGATTATTCCTATCTTTATCAGATTAACGACCTGATAGAGTAACACAAAGATACTATTGGCGTATATACCGATCAAAAATTCACTCGTCCCGATAACCAAACAAAATGTATTCTTCCACTGAACGATATCACGGAAAATATTTGGTATACAGATGATGATAGTAAAAATATGCGTATGGTCGTTTCTGCTAAAACCAAACATCCTATTGTTTGGAAAGTGACCAAAGTAGAAAATCTTCAACCTATCGGAACGCAAACTATAACGTTTTATCAGAATTACTGGAATTCACACACGGATTTTATTGAAGAAGAAAATGGCAAAGTTGTTGGGATGTGGGCAGATTATTTTGATGCAAATATTCCACCGACAGACCCTGAGATTCCTGATTATGTCCCCTCTCCTATTACCGCAAAACTCTCCGCTTCTACTACTTTCATCAAGGCTGGCGGAAGCTATAAATTGCTCACGGTCAACATGTATGACAAATCAGGAGAAGATGTCACGTCTGAATATTCTGACGCAACATTTACCTGGACTTGTAATGTAGAAAACAATGATTGGACAGATAAAGTAACATGGCGGAAATGTACTGATTTCGACCAAACGAAATTAAAGTTTCCTAGCGACACTTCGCAGCTTGGTAAAGCTCTAAATATCAGTTGTACGATCAAGCGTGGAGACACTGAAATTGTTTCAGAACCGTTACTCTTGAATATATCGGAATAAAAGGAGATTTTATGGCAGAACAACTTTTAACAAAGGACGATGTTCTTAATAAGCTCAGGGCGTATGGGAAAAATCCGGATGACGATGTTATAAGGATAAAAAAACAGATTAGACACATTCTGCTGCGTAGTCCAGAACTATTATATGCACTCCATGTTAAAGATCTTGAATCCGAGTTGTTTAGCAAAGATGGGTCTATTAACTGGGAGTGGAATGCAGAAAAGGAAGAATTTGAACCGTTAGGAGAATGGGATCGATATGAAGGATCTGATGCTCCTATTCGTCCGTTTTTGTTTATTCCAAATACACAAACTGATGTAGAGAATTTTTTATGCTATCAGGTTGATACCGATGAAAACATTCGATACAATCCAAGCGAAAAAGTTTTGCAGATTGTTTTTACGATCTTCGTACACGGGGGAAATCGAATAGATCCTCTTACCGGAATTGCTCGGCACGATTTGATTGCTGGCATTATTAGGGAGAAATTCGCATGGATCGGATTGGAGATTTCTACGACTACACCGGTTTATAATAAGGAGTCTACGACGGACAATAATTATGTCGTGCGGACATTAAAATATGAATGTACTCTTCCGAACGATCTCGTTGAGACGTCGAACGGAAGAACTTTTTACAAAAACAAAAGGTGGTGATTGATTGCTAGGGAATAATGCTTTAGTACAAAACGCCATCGAACAACAAGTCAATGAACAAGTCATCGAGCAAGATCAGCTCGGATTCAGCCCTTTAAAAATCTATTTTGGAGATGATTTTCAGGTCACAGACAAGATAACGATACATACAATTTCAATTCAGGACATTATCGATTATGGCGAAGTTGACCTTTATCGAACTCTTGAACCGTTCATTTCTAATACGACAAAATACAGAGTTCAGCTATGGGATATGGGCATTGATTGGAATAAGATATCCAATCAGGAGTTGTTTCTTATTCTTCTAAAAAATATCAATTCTCCGTATTCTATTAAATTATTCGGTGAAATTGATTTCTCAAAATTTATCCTACAGAAAATTGGTGTTCGGGAAGATGGATCAGATATTTTGAGTTTATACAGTCCAGAACAGGATATTGAAATCACTGAGGAAACGCAGGAAAAAATGTCCAAGTACATCCAGTATATGTTTGGCATGTATCCTCCGCAGGAAGAATTTGTAAGTGGAAAACAGTTGAAAATGGATTTGATTAACAATGACAGACAGAAGCAGATGCTTCGAAAAAAAGAGTTGTCAAATCAAACCGGCACTGTTTTATTGTCTCAGATTTCTTTTTGTGTAAATCATCCCGGATTTAAGTATAAAAAGGACGAATTAAGAGAGGTGAATTTTAACGAATTCATCGACAGTGTTCAAAGACTTTTAGTTTACGAATCTACTCATGCTTTGTATATTGGCATGAACAGCGGGTTTGTAGATACTTCAAAAATTAAAGACAAAGAACGATTTAATTTCATGCGTGTTCCAACTGACGGAACAGAAAACGCATGATTTTTTATTTTACAAAACAAGGAGGATTAAGATTATGAGTTTTAAGCTTGGAGACCGTATTTATAAAGAAATTCTTTATTTTTACACAGAAGATTTAACAAGCGAACTGCCCTTATACGTTCTTACTCAGTTAAGCGAGGCTACTGTAGAAATTACGGCAGAGTCTACTGAAGTAACAGATAAGAATGGCAATCTGGTTAAGAAGATTTGGAAGTCCAAAGCTGGTACTTTCAGCGCTACAAATGCATTTGTAAACACCAATATTATTGCAGCAAGTTCTGGGTCTACACCTATCTTTGCTTCTAAGGACAATAAGGTTGTAATGCCTAAGATGTTCCACGTTGCCGCAGGAACAAAAGTTAATCTTGGCGACTACGTTGAAGGCAGCGTAAAGGTTTGTCAGTATTTCGGAGAGGGCGCAATCGGCAAGACTTACGAACTGAATACAACTGCAAGCGAAACACAGTTTGCAATTGCAAGTGAAACCAAAGAACTGACTCTGCCTACTGATCCAGAAGCTGATGCATACTTCGTTAAGTATGAAAGAGAAGTAGAAGTTGGATCTAAGATTTCCAACAAGGCAGATGAGTTCCCTGCTTCTGTTCGTGCAATTATGAAGGCAACTTACTACAATCCTTGCAAGAAGAATGAGCTGAAGGCTGACTACATTGAGTTTCCTTCCTTCCAGGTTTCTCCTGAGACTTCTTTCCCTGTGTCCGCAGATTCTGCAACAATGGACTTCTCTGGTGATCTGGAAATTGATTACTGTGGAACCGATCGTGTTCTGTACAACGTTTACAGCGCTGACGAAGTTGACGGTGAGTAATTAAAAATGTGTGGAGAGTGGGAAACCGCTCTCCTATTTTTAAGGAGGTTGCATGGGAAGACCGAATAGAAAATGCTTGGTTTGCGGCAAAGAATACGAATTCTGTAGATCATGTTTTGAATTTGTAAATCATCCTGTTTGGAAGAATTTGTTCGACGAAGATAATTGCAGAAAAGTATTTGATGCTGTAAGTAATTACAAACAGAATGCAATCACCAAAATGGTTGCAAAAGAAAGACTGTCCGAATGCGATTTATCTCGCAAGGACGAATGGAATGATAGCATCAGAAATGATATTAATGAAATTATGAGGGAAGAGACAATTGTTGTAAGAAAGAAAAAGCCCGCTATTTTGAAAGATGAAGCGGTGCAAAATACAGAGACGGTTGATATGTGTGATTGATTTTAGGGATACAACTCCACATATAAATTGGGCTTGTATCCCTATTTTTTACCTTTTTTGGAGTGAAAGGAAGATTATGAAATATGATAAAGAATATTCCACTCAGTTTCCTGATGAGTTCCAATATTTAAGGAGTCGAGGAATCCGGTATACATTTGTTAAAACATCTCCAGAGGGAATTACCACTTGGAAATACAAAAAGACGCCGGAACTATTCGAAGAGTTAAAAAATTTTTACGTTAATAATGAATATTACGATTAATAGGAGGGTTTATGTATTTAGATAATGCTGCTACTACTCCTTTAACTGACTCGGTTAAAGAATATGTTATTTCGATTTTAGACAAATTTGGGAACCCATCTAGTCTATATAGGCTGGGTGATGAAACAAAACAGATTATTACATGTGCACGCAGAAACGTTGCGCAATTCATCAATGCCGATCCGAAAAATATTATATTTACAAGTTCAGGATCTGCAAGTAATACATTGGCAATTCGAGGATATATGGAAGCAAATGAAGTTGCTCTTTTATACTCTCCTATTGCCCACAAATCAATTTTAGAATATGAAAAATATGAGCCAAAAGCATATAAGCTAAAAGTTGATAACGCCGGAAACATCGACTTAAATGATTTGAAGGATTGGGTTCGTGATCGGCAGGAAAAATATTTGGTTGCAATTGACTATGCAAATTCTGAAATCGGAACAATTCAAGATGTTAAGAAGATTATTGAGATTGTTCATTTTTACGGAGGAACCGTTTATTTAGACTGCACAGGATCTATTCCTCAGATTCCGCTGGATGTGAAATCTTTGGATGTTGATATGGTCGGATTTTCCGCGCATAAGCTCGGCGCATTAAAAGGATGCGGCGTCCTGTATAAGAAGCCCCATATCAATCTATCTCCGCTAGTCTATGGATCTCAAGAGTTCGGCTATGTTGGCGGAACAGAAAATATTCTTGGCATTGCGTCACTAGGAAAAGCGGTTGAAGAATACGACTACTCTTCCATTACGTCTGAAAACAGAGATTACCTTTACAAAAATATCAGAGAGAATATTGCCGGTGTAGAACTTATTGGTGCGCTAAAAAATAGACTTCCGCTAAATCTGTATCTGTGCGTAAAAAATGTGGATGGCGAGGCTCTTACTATTCTACTGGATACGAATGGATATCAGGTGTCTACTGGTTCTGCTTGCAGTAGCGGGTCGTTAGCACCATCTCCTACTTTACAGGCGATTCAGATGAATGGAGAGGATCTGCATAGCTGCATCAGGATTACTCTGTCCGGAAAAGAAACGAAAGAAGAACTTGATGATTTTTGTAAAAAATTAAGAAGTGAAATTAGCATTTTGCGATCTTATGGCATGTAAGGTAAAGGAAGTGTTAGTATACCACAGAACCCAGGAAAAATTTTCGAACAGTCTATAAAAGAATCTGTGCCAGACACATGTTGGCTATATAGGCTTAGAGACAATGCCGCTTCTTTTGGCGGTGGAAACAATACACGATTTGCCAGCAAAAATATTTGTGACTACTTATGTCTTGACGACAAGACAAAAACCTTGTATTTGTGGGAATTAAAATCCACGCAAGGGACGAGCCTTCCTTTTTCAATGATTAGAGAAAATCAGATAAAAATGTTGAAAGATGCGAGCGCACATAATTTGATTGCTGGCTTTATTTGTAATTTTAGAAATAAAAACAATGAAACGTTTTTCATCGAAATCGGCGATTTTTGCGATATGATGGAGAATATAAATAAGAAGTCTTTTAACACGAAAGATTTACAGGAAAATGGTGCGATCTGCATCGACAGCACAAAAAAGCGAACCAGATATGCTTATGATATTGATGGTTTAATTAAAAAGTTTCATTTGTAGGAGAAAAAGGAATATGGATAAGATTTCAATTAAAAAATTTTGCGAAGAATATGAAAACATGGCAACCGACTCAATGAGAAAAATGTATTTAAAAGATCATCTTGAAGTCATTCATTATCTTCCGCTACTAACAAAAACTACTATGATTGATAATTTGACAAACATTACAATGATCGATAAAAATTCAGGAAATGTAAAAGTCAATTCGATTGTAGAGTATGTATTGCTTACACGGATTTTGGTAGAAAACTACACTAACCTAACCGTAGAATCAAAAGGATTTTATGAAGAATACGACGCATTAAAGAAAAGCGGTTTGTTTGATATTTTGCTTGTTGGAAACGATGCTACTCCTCCGCTTATTCCGTATACGGAAATTGCTGAGTTCAAGCATTTACTGTCACTAAAGAAACAGGATATCATGACAAACAAATATGAGTTGCATAGCTATATCAATGAGCAAATTGATCGTTTTTCAACGCTTTTCGATGCAACTATGAATCCTATTTTAGAAGCGATTGGTAAAAAAATCGAGAATATTCCAGAAGAAGAAATTAATGACATCGTTGATTTTGCTAAGAAAGGCGCATTCCAAGAAGTATAGAAAATTCATTTTTTGGGGCTATTATATGATCATTAAGCAAAAAAAAAGAAACGATATAATTCAGATACAAAACGCAGAGAAGAATATCTTGATGATAAAGAATTTCATTCTTTGCAAGAGATTAAAGATTATTGTATGGACGAAACTAATCATACATCAATTACCGATTGTGTAATATTTGCGTTCACTATTATGGATACAAATGAAGACGTAGAAATAATTGGCTCGTGGAAACGAAGTGATGATGATTTCTATTATGTAGTTTTATATTATGGGTTTTAACAAACAAGCTCTATACGTGTCATAGCGTATGGGGCTTTTCTTGTGGAGAGCGACGATACTCCTCTCCTATTTCAGCAAATAAATAGTGAAATTTTGGAGGTGATGATAGATGGGAACTTTTAAATTAAATGATTCTTTTAAGAAAAAAATAGAAAAAGAATGTCAGGAAAAAGCAATTAATCTTGCGAAAGAAGCAAGAGAAAAATTAACAAATCAATATATCACCTTGTTGGATTGGTATTATGCAGATTATCAGCCCAAAAGAAATGTTTATGATGTTCCATATTATGAGAGGACATTTAATTTATATAAATCTGCACATAGGTATTATGAAAATTCCCATAATTCTAGCTTTTGTGGTGGGGTGAGGATTGACGCAGACGGGATGAATGATTATGCGGGCGCAAGAAATCAAGAAATTTCCGCTCAACGATTATTAGATAAGTTTATATATACTCCAACTCAACCCGCAGCCACATGGCATGGCGGCGACTGGCATGGCGGATATGGGAACATGGCTAGTTTTAGTATTTATAACGAAATTCATAAATATAGAGATGAATTATTGAAAGATTTCCAAAAAAGATGTTCTGTAAATTAAGTGAGGCGAAAATATGAATAAAGATGGTGTTGTAAGTATTGGCATTGAATATAAAAAAGAATTCAATCAAATGATTAGTGATTATGAGTCTACATTATCAGAAATGGCTTCCAATAAAACCATTTCTAAGGGTATGAAAGCACAGTTTGATAATGTTATTGCAGAACTCCGTTCATTTAAAGCCGAGATGGATAAACAATTATCCGATTTGAATGTTGGGAAAGTCGATGTTACAAAATTTGAATCATTTAAGAAGTCTATTTCTAAGAAGTTTGAATCCATTAATGGAGACATTAGTACATTAAATACTGCTGTATCATTATTAAACGAAAAGATGGATATGGTTGGTAATGGTATTGATTTATCAAAGGTTCAAAATGAATTTAAAGGGTTAGAAGATTATATAAACAGAACAAATAATGCTGTTGGCGAATTTATCAAAAGTATGGATATGCAAGGCATTCATTTGTTTTCTTATGATGAAACAAACCAGAAAGAAATTCGGTCTGCAATTAAAATGATTGAATCCGAATTAAAAAATCTTGACAAGGACTATGGGGCTAAATTTGAATTATTTGATGAGAAAGAAGCTCAGAATGAATTGGATAAACTTGCTACAGAATTAAAAAGTACAATGGATTTATTGGATTCTGCGAAGTCAAGATTATCTGGTATGGATGCATCCAGTGACATTTTTAAGAAAACAACTGGTGAAATAGCTGCTTTAGAACTTAAAGCTGCCCGATTAAGTGATACAATGGAAATTCTTTATGATACCGCTTCTGAAAAGAAATTTTCCATTGATATCACAGACGATAAAAATTTAGCGGCATATGATAAATATATTGATGAATTATCAGTGAGTTTAGATGAGGTTTCGCAATCTGCCGAAAAAGTAAAGAAGGAACTTTTAAGTTTGTTTGGAGATATTAAAAACACGAATTCAGTGCAAGTTTCTGACAAACTTAATCCTAATTCGGCTCAATTAATGACTGGATTCACAATTGAAGTAGATTCAGACGAGTTATGGAAAAAAATATCTCCCGTATTAACTGATTTGCAAAGAAAACTTAATTCTAATCCTGTTATTGCGCCTGTAAAACTGGTTGTTGCTCCTACTGCCGTCTCTCAAAACAACAATCCAGATCAATCTATTTCAACAGCTTATTCAAAAAAATATGCCAAGAAATTAGCACAAACAGGTGAATCCGCTATTATTGATATGGATAGTGTATATAAAAAGACATATACATCTATTATGGATGAAGCAGTTAAATGCGCCGAAGAATCTATAACAAAAATTCAAAAGATCTTTGAGAATACCCCAATTGATATAAAGTTACAGTTATCTCAAGAAGAATTAGATAAAATCAACAATTTTGTTTTATCCAACAAAGATGAAAAGAAAATAGATATATCTGATCAAGTAGACAAGGCTAAGACTGATGTGTCTGAGCTGAATGACAAACTTAAAGAAACAACCGAATTGATATGGGAAGCAACTCAGAACGGGAGTATCAAGTTTGATGGTGTTGAAGATTTCACAAAGCAGATAACCAATAGTTTATCAAGTCTCGAAAAACTTCAGGATATTCTTAAAGCGTTACAGAATGTTGAGATTACACTTGCCAAGGTTTCTGGAATTAGCTCTATCACAGAAATTGATAACCAATGGGAATCTTTAACGAAAAGAATCAATAATGCTATCAAGGTCGATGGTACATTTAGAAAAAATGCTAATGTTGATAAACTTGCAAGTGAATATCAGAAATATCTGGATATGGGTGGCAATAAAGAGTTATCCTCTATTTCTAAATTAAAAGACAACGAAACCGTTATTGATACAATTACTTCTAAAATGAAGGAATTGTCATCTCGAAAAATAGATGACTCTTCCGTTGAAAAAGCGGTTGACTCATTTGATAAATTTAAGTCGTCTCTTGATGATATTATTTCAAGATTAGATCATCTAATTAATCTAACAAAGAATATTGGTAATGCGTTTTATAAAATGTTCAAAGAAGCTTCTGTTAGCGATATAGATAAACAATGGTCTTCTATTGAATCTAAGTTCAAATCTATTGCCGACGAGTCTGGTAAGATTAATCTCTCAAAGCAGAAAAAAGATGTTCAAGAGTTAATGGAAATGTATCAAAAATATGCGAATGCTGGCGGCACGAAAACTCCATTCGATTTAACTGATAACACAGAAACCATTAAGAAATTAAATAAGGTGTATGGACAACTGAATGAAGCGAAAGCTCAAAGTAAGTCTGGCAACAAAATCATCTCTGATTTGAGTGAGATTGATGAGTCGATTGATTCTTTGGTAAATAGTTTAGAAAATAAATTGCCACAAGCAAGCAATATTGCTGCTACTGCTATGGAAGATTCCGCTGAGAGACAGGTTTTAGCACTTGCTTCTGTTGTAGACAATATCAATATGATTGTCGAAGAGCTTAAAAAGGTTAAAGGCGTTAAAATTCCGACGATTAAGATTGATGATGATTCTGATAAGAAATCTGCTTTAAGTGCAGAATCGAATGTTTCATCGACTTCTACAACGTCAGTAATAGATGATCAAATAAAAAAACAGAATGAGTACAACGATTTAGTTGCTGTCGGTTATGACAGAATTCGGAAAATGAAAAAGATTTCTGAAAGCGGCACAACTGGCTCTAATTCTGTTTACGATTTATTAAGATTAAATCACGAAGCATGGGACGAAGTAAAGGCTAATAATTTCTTCAATACAATCCCAGAAGAAGGCTTAAAAAGATATACGAAAATTCTTGAAGTCGTAGAAAAAATTGTACAAGAAATGGTACAGGCTTCTGGTCTTACGGAAGAACAAATCGTATCACAGCTTAAAAATATTAAAACTGCTCAAGGTGGTAGTTTTAAGTTAAATGGTGCTGATTCTGGATGGACACATTTTGCAACGTATTCTAACGGACAGAAAGATTCAATGCAGAAAGTAAATGGTATTACATATAAAGTATATGCTGCATTTGATGATATAAAAGACCTTAATCAGAATGTTGTATCTTCTATTATGGATGAGCTTACAAAAGCAGGATTTAAGGGAAGATTAAAAACAACATCAGGTTCTACTTCGTTTGGAGATAAGTTGAATGGATTAGCCATTACAGACCAAATGGTTGTTCATGGTAGTACAAAGAAGGATCAGGAAATAGCATACAATACGCTAAAAAATATGGGCTTAAAGCTTTCATATCTTGGAGGTGGAATTGATACACCTGATGGCTCTTTTTCTCGGACATTGGCAAGTGGGGAAATTAATAAATATATTCAAGGTTTAGAAAAAGAAGCTACAGTAGCCAGAGATACTGCAAAGGCAGAGCAACAGTTGGCCGACGCAAGAAAAGAATCTTCTACTGCTTCTATAGACCAAAAGAAAGACGCAATTCGAGTTAATAGTTCTTCTGCTACAAATGCTTCTACTTCTGCTATTAAAGAAGAAAATAGTGTACTACAACAGACTTCTCAGAATGCTGAAAAGGCTGCTAACAGTAAAGAGAAATTTGCAAAAGCTAATCAAGAAGTTAAGGATAGCGCTGATGCAAGCGTTGGTTCCATTCATGGCGAAAACAATGCTTTCGATCAGAATAAATGGGATGAAAATGTAAAAACAATTCAAGATTACATGGGTGCTGTTACAAAACTCAATAATCTTCAAGCAAAAGACAAAGATTCTGGAAAATATTCAAGTCAGATTGAATTACAGACAAAGAATGTCGAAGAGTTGAAACAGGCTGCTTATGAAGCAAGAGCCAACTTATCCTCTATGGTTAATCCGCATGACGTAAATATTGATACGTGGGATAAATGGCTCGATGTAATGAGGCAATTTGGTCAAGCATCTAAAGGTTCTGCTGAATCAGTTGCTAAGTTAGAGGATGCATTGAGAGATGTACAAAATTCACAAATCTCAAAATTTGAAGAACAGCGTAAGGCATATTTAAACAAACTTGTTGGATATACTGACACTTCTAAATACACATCAGATTTTATTAATCGTGCTAATGATTTAAAAGATGAAGTTGTTGCCCTTGAGTTCACAAATCCACAAGATATTGCGAGATTGCAAGAAATTGATTCAAAGATTGTTGAAATAAACAATGATTCCAAGCTCCTTGAAAATAAGCTTGTAAAACAACAATCTAAATTAGCCGAGATTGTATCTCAAATGAAGATATTTAAATCTCAGAATACGAATATGTCTAGTTCACAAAAAGCAGAATTAGATCAGATTATTAATTATGCCGAAACAATGCAACAATCTGGTAAAGAAGTTGCTAGTGAAGTTGAAAATATTAAAGTCAAATTCGCAGGATTAAAAGCAAAGGTTAATGAAACTGGCAAAGTTGGTAAGAGTTTCTTCGATCAGATTGGTAATAGACTTACGGATATGAATAGCAAGTTTATTGCACAATTCTTGAGCTGGGAGGACTGGATTAGGTATATTCGGCAAGCGGCACAAATGGTAATTGAACTTAATACCAATATTACTGAGTTGGCAAAAGTGTCTGAGCAAACAAGTAAACAAATTTATGCAGATTTTGATAGTTATGCAGATATTGCAAAAGAAATTGGTGGTACAATTTCAGACACTATTTCTGCTACTGCCGATTGGAGCAAAAATGGATATAGTATTCCAGATGCAAAACAGTTGGCTGAAATATCGCAGTTATATAAAAATGTAGGTGACGGAATCGATATTACAGCTGCAAATGAATCACTTATATCCACTTTAAAAGGCTTTCAATTAGAAGCTGATCAAGCTGAACACATAGTAGACGTGTTTAATGAGGTAAGTAATAACGAGGCTATCTCAAGTTCGGGAATAGGAGAAGCCTTGCAAAGAAGTGCCGCATCATTTAATGCTGCAAACACAAGCCTTGAGCAATCTGTAGCCCTTATAACAGCAACAAACACTGTACTTCAGGATGTTAATAAGACCGGTAATATGTGGAAGACGGTAAGCGCACGTATAAGAGGTGCAAAAGCTGAGATTGAAGAAATGGGCGAAGATACCGAAGGTATGGTTGAATCTACATCAAAACTTCAATCATTAATAAAGGGAATAACTGGCGTAGATATTCTTGAATCTGACGGGAAAACGTTCAAAGATATGTATACCATTGTTAGTGGCATCGCAGATAAGTGGTCAAGCCTTAAAGACATTGATCAGGCTGCCTTACTAGAGGCTCTAGCTGGTAAAAATCAGAGCAACGCTTTAGCTGCCGCCCTTAGTCAGCCCGATGTTTTAGAGAAGGCTTATAAAGAAGCCTCCAATGCCGCTGGTTCTGCAAGAAACGAACAAGAAGAATATGCCAAGTCAATTCAATATTCAATTGATGTTACAAAGGCAAAACTTGAAGAATTATCAAATGATCTCCTATCATCCAATTTCCTCAAGGGTGCAATTGATGCAGGTAGTAAGCTAATTGATATTTTAGATGGAATTGTAAAGAGTGGAAATGCAATTCCGACAGTATTTGCTGCTATTTTCGCAGCTCTTTCCATTAAAAAAAATGTCGGTAGGGATAAAACGTGTTCCCTCTTCTGTCATTTTGAATATGCCGACAACACACATAATTTACTTCGGATACGAAGGTTTAAAGTGTGTTATTCGTGAGATACACGATGATAAATAAATAATCGGGACAATAATCGGGAAATTAGGTACAACGATCTGGTAATGCAGATGCATCACTACTCTCCTATTGCGGCGACGCAACATGGATCGTAACAACGTGACGCTCCTAAAATCCGATGGGACAGATCTCTTAGAGATAAGCCCTCACTGTAGCGACAACTCCCACAGTAAGTTATATGCAACGATGCTTACTGAAGATGCGCTCGATACTACATTTAATAATAATGTCTGATCTGTAAAAGGATCAATTCAAACTTATCTTTGGAATGTTTTGACCTGGCTGTTTCACCGGGTAGATAAGATGAAACACAAAAATAAAAACCGTCATTCTAATTTTCTGATTTCACACATATTTTTCCAAAATTGTATATAGACATATCTTTCTGTTTATGCTATTTTAAAATTAAATAATATCACGAACAGGAGGATTTTATTATGGCAAGAGGACGTCGCAAACAAACAGCTACTTTAGAGGAGAAAATTGTAGAAATTACTTCTGAAATTGAAAATATGGAATCTACGTTAAAAGCGTTAAAAGCAGAAAGAAAAGATCTGGAAAATCAGCTTCGCGTGAAAGAACTTGACGATCTGGATAAGTTAATGAAGGAAAAAGGAATTTCGTTCGAAAAACTGAGAGAGATGATCGGCTAATTGAAAACAAACGTCCTGATCGGACGAAATTGAAGATGGGCAGAAAGGCTTCGTATTTTTATACGGAGCTTTTTTGTTGTCAAAAAAAGATGGATATTAGAATATTCGGAGGTGTTTTCGTGGATATAAAGGTTGTTAAAAGCGAAAAGAAAATTTGCCCATGCTGTATGGAAGAACATGTAGTGAAAACCGTTCTTGTTGTGGATCATACCACATTTAAAAATAGTCTAGTCGATTATGAGGCGTCATATTTCTTCTGTGATCTAGCAAAAGAATTCTATATGGATGAACAGCAGATGCGAGACAACAACATCAAATTAAAAGACGCGTATAGAAAAAGAATGAATCTTAATGCGGCAGCATTAAAATGAATCGAGGTTGAACAAAACTGATGGATAACGAAAAAATGCGGATAAGTATCCGACATGATTATTTGAAATCGAATGGAGTGAATGATCCGGTTAAAGTGGATATCTTCGTATCGGAAATATATTCCTTATTAAAAGAGCGGAATTTTTCGATCGTTGAAGCAGACGAAGTTGTAAAAGCTCTGTCATGCTTAATCGAAAATGATAAAAAATTGATTACGAGAGAGCCTCTCAAAACTGTTGAAAAATATAATAGAGAGGGTTAATCTCCTGCTCTTTATTATATATTCTCATCACTCTTCTGATCCAAGGAATAAAAGACCTGTCATCCGACAAGTCTTCTACTCTCCTATCCTATTTACCGTTTATTGAAAGATATTGGTATCCGGAACGTTGTGTTTCATTGGTTTTATTAAACATACGTTCTGATAGTATTCTGTCGATTATTGGTATATAATGGTAATATTAAATACTAATGATTGGGGAATACTATGAAGATAATGAATAAATACGAAGCGCTATATAGATGGTCCTGCCACAAAATGAAGATACAAGAAAAATTTGAACGGAATAATCAAATACACATTAAATATCCTCGTGGTGCAGTCTATACTTGCTATATGGGTGTAAATATAGGACATGAAAAAAGTCGTCTTGAAGCAAGACCTTGCTTAATTGTTTCTACAGATGAAATTAATAAAAAGAGTTCTAATGTTATTATTGTCCCATTGTCTAAGGAAATTAAATATAAAAAAGATTCTGCTACGGAATTGGCTTATCCGTGGCATTATGTTCTACAAAAGGCAAAATATAGCAAATTAACATATGATTCAGTAGTTCAGTGTGAAGACTTAAGATGTGTATCAAAATCAAGAATGGGCAAGTTTATTATGAAAATTGATCCAGAAGATTTAGGTGAGATAAAGAAAAGATTAAAAAGAACTTTACAACTTTAATCACAGGTGGTATAATATGTTCATAAAATATAAAACCATTATATATATCGCATTCCTTTGACTTAATGATTGTACCTATAGGCAATCTGCTTTACAGTTATTCTCAAAGAGTCATTGTTCGTTTGCTTATGACAAGTTTGAATTGGGATGGCATAATCCCGCCTATGAGTTTTATATTGATAAAAGAGACATCATTACGATGTCTCTTTTGTTTTGTAAAAAATGAAGAGCAAACGTATTCACACTTGCTCTTCTATTCTAATTCATTCTGGCGTAGTCGGAACATATGTTTTATTACTCTTCTACTCTGATTTAATCTAATATAGCCGAAACGTTAGCTTACCAAGTATATCCACAATTGTTACACTTGAAGCTTTTGTTGATTTTCCCGCTCAAAAGATCCCAAAATCCAACCGACGCAATACGTTCTGCTCCGCTAATTTTCTTTACATTTAGACTGCCACAAGTCGGACAAGTCGGCAAATTCTCACCATCGTTTTTCAGAATCATTTTCATATCAGCGCCTTTACTGAACGCACTTGCCATTTTCATTTGACGACTGATTTCTGCATTGCGCCGAGCGAGATCTCCATCTCTTGAATCAAAAAGTTTCTGATCAAATTCTGGTGACGGTTTAACAAGTTCTTCGTAAATCCTCTGTTTTAATGGAGTATCCTTTCCTACTATATCCAAATCACTCTCGTACATGTCTGTAGGAAGCTTATACATTTTAGATCTACAATAATCACATGTATGTTCTTCCTCTTTTGTTGAATGAGTCATAATGGTTCTTCCGCATTTTTTGCAATAAAAAATCATAATTATACCTCCCCTCAATTTTAATCATTTTATCATATATTATAATACAGTACAAGGTTTAAAACCCCCAAAAAAACAGTATGATATTCAAAACGTTTGACAGCGACATTGATAAAATGAGTTCTAAATGGGGTGTATTTGGCAAGTCATTTGCTGATATTGGAAGCGCTATTTTCGGAAGAATTAATGATATCAACAAAAATTTTCAATTGACAGATAATTTATTAAATGCATTCAATAATTCTGACAGTATATTCGAGAGATTGTACTCATCTTCAAAAATTAAACCGTTAAACATTGAAGAGTTGTTTCCGACTGAAAAATTGGATTCTAATTTCGATTTTTCTTACTGGATAAAAAGTCTCAGTGATATGGATAAAAATGCAAAATTAGGTACCAAAACATGGCAGGAATATTCAGACGAATTGGAGAATAGTCAAAAATGGATTGCAGAGTTCGGACAGGACACCGAGGGAACTATTCGTACTGAAGCAGGTTTGACAAAAGCTTATCAAGAAGCGAGGCAAAGTGCTATCTCATTTAACGCCGGATTGCAGAAAACTACGTTGGGGGCAAAAGCCGCCGAACTAGGAATGAAAGCGTTGGCAGTAGCCGGGAATATGTTTGTATCTTTCATGATCAGCGAAGGCATTTCTCTGATTTATGATTTTGCGAACGCAGAAAATGCATTGGCAGAAAAATCCTCTAAACTTGGTTCCGAGTTTAAAAGCACAAAATCTGAAATCGAAGGCTATCAGAAACGTATTGAAGAATGCAGGAAAACCATTGAAACCCAGACTTCTTCTTATTCGGATGTCGTAGATGCTAGGAAAGAGGTTCTTTCCATTCAGAATGAAATGATTGAGAAATACGGTTCTGAATCAGATTCCATTGATCTTGTAACGGAAGCAATAAACGGAAATATCAATGCATTCGAAAAACTAACTGCTCAATCATGGGATGAAACTAAAATCGAATTCGATAAACACGACGGTTATAAAGGGTTAATCGTAGATAATTTCTTGAACAGAAATTACAACGGCAGCAATTTCGAAAGAATGATTGATGAGGTTGAAAACGCTTCTACTACTTTCAGTCTCATGGCGGAAAATACTGATAAGTATAAGGAATTTATCGACAAGCTGAAAGAACTTTATAACGCTGAATATACCATGACGGATCATGGTGTTTCCAATATTACCATCGATGGAAATCTTGACGAAGTGTATGATAAGCTCTTAGCTATTAAATCACTAGCGAAAAGTTATGACATTGACTGGACTGCCGATTTAACGGATGCAATCAATAAGACGAAAAGCAAGCTTGATGATTACAAAGACATTTATAATCAACACGTTCTGAATGATATTATCTTCGGCGCGGGAAATGATAAATATGCGAGTGCTTTTAAAGAAGCGAACGATACATATGAAAAATATAATCAGGCCGTAATAAACGGAAATGAGAAGGCTGCCGAATCCGCAAAGGAGGAATACGCTCAACTCGTATCTGGATTCTCTTCTGCTTTTGCCAATGATGAAAACGGGCAGGCAGTTATCGATTACTTCTCTTCTATGTATCCTGAATTGGAAGCTATCGTTCAGTCTTGGAATTTCAAAGCAAAAATCACTCCCGTATTTTCTGATGGGTCTGATAATCCGAATTATGACGCTAAGACGGATGCAGACTTAAAGGGCATAGTAGACAAGTTTCAAATATCGGAAGATCTTCTTAATTTTAACCGAGATGCTTCTACAGATCAGGAAATGAACGATGCTTACGACAAGGCTAAACAAATCGCTACGGATTACTTTGACGGAAGCTTAGAGCAGCTTGCGAAATTCCTTATAGAAATGTATGGAATGGGGACGCAGGATCAGCTAGATTTTGTTGAAAAGTTTCAACATATGAAAAAGCGAAGCGGATCTGTGAATGCAAATCAAACGACCGCAGAAAGTTGGTACGACAGCCTGTCCGATGATGATAAGGAGTTGGCAAATTCTTCTGAATTTATTGACAAGATAGAACAGATGCAAAAGGATGCAGACGAGCGGACAAACAAGGCGTCTGCCGCCCTTCAATCAGCCAAGGAAAATCTTGAGGAAGAATATACTAAGATTTTTGATTGGGATCTTGATGAATACGCTTCAAAGATACAAGACGGTTCAATTCAGACAAAATTCGGCAACGTCGATATGGACAAGCGCACCATTATTAAATGGTCTAACGAGCTAAAGCAAACATATAAAGATGAATTAGCGAGTTGGGACTACAATCCTACTGTTGGAAGCATCGATACTGTATTTGGCAGTTCCGCACGATTCGGAACGGATTTAAACGGCACTGGCTGGGAAGTTGCGTTTACACCCATTTTACCAGACGGTAGATTTCTGTCGAGCGACACCGTATATGATTATATTGAAAGCATTTTAAAAGACGCTTATGCGGACGACGGCAAAGTAACCGACGGTGAACTAAAAGATCTCGACGCGCAAGGCAGAATGGTTGGAGATACTTTTGTTAAGGGAATTTACGCTGGCGTTGACGACAGTATGGATTACAGCAAGGGCGGAAATTGGGCAAATATTGTTGGCGCTCTTATGCATTTTGTTGGAAACTTCGGCGCTGTTCCGCTTGCGAAACAATCTGTCGACGAAGAATCTGCAGCGATGGACGAGGCGACTGTTTCAGCGGAAGATTATTCGAACGCTCTACAGGAACTGAAAAATTCTCAGCAAGAAGTTAATGTTCAGCCTACTACGTTGACTGAAAAAATATATGCATCCAAGGATGCTATCGACAAATTTGAAAGTTCTGTAAATAGCGCTTATGAAGCGTATAAGACATTGACAGGTGTAAACGTGTCGTCCTCTGATATGCTATCTTCTATCATGTCAATTACTTCTGCGCTCAAAGATATGGGGGCAGATTTAAACTGGGATTTTATTGATAATGCGGAAACACTTGGTCGTGTCATTGAAAGTATTTCAAAAAAGTATGCAAACAGTATTTTAACTGGTGCTGGAATTGATACCGATAGTAAATTTGGAAAGCTACTTGCCGACAACATTGTTAATGCAAGAAAAGCCGCCGCAGAACTTGATAATGTAAACTCTGCGATTGATTCTTTGCAGAGTGCATATAGTAGCCTGACGGAAATCATAGAGAACTACAATGAAACAGGTTATATTACATTTGATCAGTTGCAGACGCTTCTTGCAATGGAACCAGATTATCTGTCATGCCTTGTCGATGAAAACGGGCAGTTACAGCTTAACCAATCGGCGGTCGAGGCTTTGGCCGATCAGAGACTTAACGATGCACGAGCACAAGCGGTCGCCCAGGCTATTGCTGAACTCGGTCAACTTACTTTAAAAGCAGAACAAACTGCCGCAGAGAATAATGGACAAGCATTCGAAGATCAGATAACCCATTTGAGCAATTACAGCCAGAGCCTTGCTACTGTAATTGGACAGGCAGCTCTCGGAACGGAAGTTATTGGCGGTTTAAACGCTGCACTTGACGGTGCGAAAGATTCTGGTGTTTCGGAAGAGGATATCCAAACGGTAATGGATAATCTCCAAAAGAAACTCGATCTGATTAACACTGTTCAAAATACGAATATTTCTAAAACGCTTGGCGGCGGTGGTGGCAAATCCTCCGGTGGATCTAAATCCGAAACAGACGAATATCTTGAAAACTTCGAGAAAATGCAAGACAAGCTCAAAGATCTCTACGATCAGGGCAAAATCACCACAAAGCAGTATTACGACGCTCTTCGTGCGCTTGCTGAAAAATATCTGAAAGACCGAGAAAAGTATGCAGACAAACTTGCAGAAATCGAGCAGGAATATGCAAAGGGCATGAAGGAGCTTTACGACACTGTAATCTCCGGCATCATCTCTAAGATTGATAAGCGAATCAGTGCGTTGAACGATCAAAAAGACGCTGCTGTTAGCGCGTTGGAAGCCGAAGAAAAAGCGGCTAAAAAGACCCTCGAAGCCCAAAAGGAAGCTCTTCAAGTAGAAATCGACGCGATTGATAAGCAGATTAGCTCAAAACAAGAGTTGATTGATTCCATCAACGACGAAGCAGATGCAAAGCAGCGTGCCTACGATCTGGACAAGGCGCAGTATGAACTGGATCGTCTGAGAAATCAGAAAACCATCTACGAGTATTCTGGTAAAGAAAAAGGATTCATCTATAAGACCGACGATAAAGCTATTCGCGATCAGGAACAGGAAGTTGATGATAAGAAGCGTGAAATCCGTATCGCCAACATCGAGAAAGAAATTTCTGCCCTCGAAAAGCGTAAGTCTGCCCTCGAAGAACAGCAAAACGCGATTGACGATCAGATTGACGCTATCTCCGATTATTACGAAGAACTAATCACTAATACCGAAGCGTACTGGGACGAAATCATCAAAGGCATGGAAGAAACCAAGACGAAATGGGAGGAGCTTCAGGAACTGCAAGAGAATGCAGAGCTGGAGATGAATCTTAGATCTCTTGGTTACGAAGGCGGCATTGATGAAGTTCTAGCTTTGACGGACGAACAGTTTGCGCAGTTCAAGAATAACTATCTACAATATATCGCCGGAATGAATCAGGGCAACCAGTCTTTCATTGATTCTTTGAGTCAAATTTCAGGTGTTGACATTGGAAATCTTCCGGACATATTCGAGGAAACACAGAAATATATTGATATGCTCGGTCAGGGCATTGATTTTACCGCGTTGGATTCTTCTCTTGGCGGCGTTATTGATGGATTTACAGAGATTGCTAATAACGCAAAGTTGGCAACTGGCGCAGTCATCGGAGGTGCCGCTACTACTTCTGCTAATTCTTCCGGAAATAAAAATGGAGCACAAGGCGAAAACGGGCAAAGCTCTTCTGGTTCTGGAGATAGTCTTAACGGTGGAATTAAAACGATGTCCGAAGAAAGTGTTCCTAAAATCAACGAAGTTGCAAACGCTTTCGCTGGAAGTGAAGAAGGCGAGGATACAGGAACAAGCGTTGCGGGAAGCGCGCAGAAAGCATCTAAGGCGATCAGTTCCGGTAAGGATTCCGGCGGTGAGGAAGATGAGTCTTTACAGGGATCAATCAAAACTCAGGTTGAAGCTGCGGTTGACGAAGAAGAAGGTATTCCGAAACAAACAGAAGCTTGGGACGGTCTGAATGAGATGTTGGGCAACATCAAGAAAAACCTGGAAGACATCAAAACTTTAATCAACGAGATTTCCAATATGGATTTAAGCGGATTAAGTGCAATTGGTGGCATTCAAATCGGAGGTGGTGCTCGTGTAGATGGAACTGCATTTGCATCTGGTACGTTAGGAAAGGTTTCTGATAACGGTGTTGCTCTCGGTGGCGAGCTTGGACGTGAAATGGTTGTTCGTGATGGAAGATTCTTTACGGTTGGTGATAACGGTGCTGAACTGTTCCATCATAAGAAAGGTGACATCATCTTCAATCATAAGCAGACGCAGGATATTTTGAAAAATGGGCACACAAATTCCAGAGGTAAGGCTTTTGCAGGCGGAAACGTGAGCAGTCTACCGAAAGAATACAGTCTGCCGTCTCAGGAAGTCATGGATCGTATGGCAAAGCTGGAAGCTGGATTCAATTCTCTTAACAGAGACGAGTCTCTTTTGGTTCAGATGCAAATTCGTGATAATACGAAGAAAATCTATGAACAGAATGCTCGTGCGATTCAGGAAGTTCAAAAATACAATAAGAGTAATTCTACGAGCAACACGTATAATTATTCTATCGATGCTATTGAGCTGCCGAACGTTATGAACGGTGAGGACTTCTATCGTGACATAAGAAGGCTTAATACTCTTATAAAGCAACAAGGTAATACCAGGAAATAGTCGTTGGTGCATCTCATGGGGAATCTTGTGGGATGCACTTTCGAATACGTGTTCAGAATAGCAATTAGTCGGCCATTGGTATATTATATCGATGGCTGGATGTATTGCTTCATTCAATAGGAGGCAATATGGTAATTTATAGCGAAGAGAATAGGTGGTCTGATTTTGATTGGTTCTTAGGAAAATACGATTTTTTCTATCAAAAATATGGTCACAAATTTTTCGCAATTAGACATAAAACCATTTTAGGAATTTATGACAATTTTGATAATGCTCTTGCTGACAACATATCAAAAGGATTTCCTGTTGGAACATTTATTGTACAAGAATGTACGGGGGACGAATCCAGTTATACCGTCTGCGTTACTTCATGGCGACCGGCTTAGAGCAAATTGAGGAACTTATGAATTCAGGACAAGCTTTTACCAAAATCAAAAGGCGTCTAATCGGGCGTCTTTTTTGTTGCGCCAAAAACAACAGGAGGTTGCTCTATGAAAGCAAAAAATGAATCGGAAATCGTATTAACTCAGCTCGCTCGCACCGTAAATTCCATGATTCAAAATGCCATTCCAAGATACGATTATATCGGCTCTATCAGCAAGATCAGCACGAAAGCTGGCTACTATTCCGTTGTGATCAATCAACAGGAATACGAAATCAAGAATGGCACAGGAATCGATTTTAAAGCCGGAGACAGGTGTTTAGTGCACTGCATTTCCGGAAAATTCAACAACAAAATTATTATCGCAAAACTATAACATAAAGGAGGTGGCAATTTGGCACTGCCCTTTAAACGTCTGAAAAATCTGACGGCAATGTTGGATTTTAAGGATACTGATATTATTGTTGCAGAGGACGATGATACGACTCGCAAAGCAACAATTTATCAGCTTGTAAAATATATCAAAAATCACACAGAGATTAATTCTTATTTTGCCCATTCCGACTTAATCGGCAACAGAAATGGGGTTGCAACTCTGGATGAAAACGGCAAGATTCCAGCGGCTCAAATCAATTTTGGAAAAGCAGAAAATACCGTATACGACGGTGCGTCTGGGAAAAGTCTGGAAAATGCTGTTTCTAAAAACACAACCAAGCTTTCCAGTATAGAATCTGGAGCGAATAAATATGTTCTTCCTGATGCAACCACTGAAATTAAAGGCGGCGTAAAAATCGGCAAGAATATGACGATAAAAGACGGCGAGCTAAGTATTACGACTGACGACGTAGTAAACGCTCTCGGATACACTCCGGGAACCGGTAGCGGATCAGCAGCTTATAAAATCGGCACAGAAGATACTGCCGGAATTAGCAAGCTCTACTCTTCCACTGGTGAAAATACGGATGGTGCTATGACGCAAAAGGCGGTCAATGCAGAGTTGAACGGTCTAAAATCTATTTACGGATCGTCCCTATCTCTTTCTGGTTATTCTGTAAATCTGATTTCGCCAACCGGCAGTACATTATCCACTTTGGAACTGCCATATGTGAAAGAGGTAAATAGTTCTGACGAACCAACTGAAAATGTAGATAGCATCAATTATTGGATGCAGGAATATTAGGAGGTTTGAGCAATGGCAAAATTAACTACTCCAATCGTTCCTCGTATCACAACGTTTGATCCGGCAGTCGATATGACGGTCGATTTTCTATATACGGGGAATCAGATCAATCGAAACCGTGCTGTTGTAATCGACACATCTACTTATCAGACTGTATACGACAATGAGCAGTATCGTATGAGACTGGATCATGTATTCCCGAAAGGAACATTTACTCCGGGAAAGTCTTATCAGATCAAAATTAAAGTCTTTGATACTTATGGCAACGAGTCTGATTTTTCCGCACCAACTCTGTTTTACTGCTATTCCACTCCGTCTTTCGGGTTTTCTAATCTAACAAGTGGCGAAATTGTCCGGACGGCAAACTTAACGCTGAACCTGTTTTACTCGCAGGCTGAAAATGATACGCTGAAAGAATATCAGGTCCAACTGTATGATTATAACAAAATTCTATTAACCACATCTGGGAATCTTTACGATGCTTCCAACATGACTTGTTCTTTCAATCAGCTGAAAAATGAACATGAATATTATGTAAAAGCGGTTGGCATTACAAAGCATGATATGTCTTTTGATACCGGTCTGATCCCATTTACGGTCAAATATATTACCATTCCCACAAACGTATTATTTCAGGTTAAGAATCAGTCTATAGATGGCAGAATTTCCTTGGAAAGCGGAGTCATCGACATTGAATATCGAACCACAAATGACAACTACACCATTAAAAACGGAGAGCTGACGATTGGCGCAGACAACGTTCTCACCTATTACAACGGTTTCAAAATCGATGATGAATTTCAGGTATTTTTGAAAGCACGAAAACTTCCATTGAACACTGCTGTTTTTAAAATGACGTGTCCGGACACTGGAGAATTTTTATGGCTAGAAGTCAGGAATTACTATGGAAAATACTATGGAGTTTTGACCATACCATACGGGAACGGAATGGGCTATTATAATGTATTTTCTGAAATTCCGAATCCCTATTTAACAGATGCGGATGGAAATTTGATTACCGATACAGATGATAATGTTCTGATGATGTCAAGCAACGATTATATGGATCATCTGACATGCGTATACGACATTGAATATAAAAAAGGTTGGTACGACCTTAAAACGTACTTCGAAACCGATAAGTTAGTTGAAGATGTTTGAAAGGAGGATGATTGAACATGCTTTTCTTAGGAACAACTTTTTTCAGCGGAGCATACACAATTGATCCTCCTGCTGCAAATGTTTCGCCAATAACGGAAATTTCCCTGACCAATGGTGTTTACGACCATTTGTATGTCGGCAAAAGTGTGGATGAAGAAGTTGACGTAACGAACAATGAGTGGACGGAAAACACACTACTTAGTGCGCCGTTTGATGAAAATCTGGACGCCGGAAACTCTGGGTTCAGCCTTCGAAATACCGATACGGTTATTATTAAACGCCGGGAAAAGGGACAGATTGACTGGACAACCATTTATGTAAAACCGATCAAAACCATTGATGATTTTAAATTGATCCACTTTGATCGCTATGCTAGAAGTAACACAAATTACGAATACGTACTATGCTCTGTGTGTAATGGAATCGAAAATAGTTATGTACTAAAGGAAGTCTACTCTCAGTTTGACGGATTTTTCGTAGTAGACCAAAACAATTCTTATGGAACATTCTTCAATCTGGATGGTGGAGATACACAGCGCAATGCCGCAGGTGAGGCAACTGTGCTTTTGAATAATAGGTACGCAAAGGTTATCAAAAATAATATTTCCAATTATGATACTGGCACTGCTTCTGGCGTATTCCTAAAGATGTATCATAACGGTGAAAACTCCTGTAATATTGACATCGACGATAGTTACGAGATTCGTATGGATGTCATGGACTTCCTGATGAATGGAAAACCGAAGATTCTAAAATGGAATGATGGGCGAATTTGGCTTATCGCAGTCACCGGCTCTCCTACCGATTCTCAAGAGCAGGAAGGCACAAATCTGCGAAAGATAAGCTTTCAGTTTGCAGAAATCGGCAATTGGAACGACCCGAAAACATTGTATCTGAACGGACTGAACGACGTTCCTCCTGAATGGTGGTGATGACATGAAGTATACAGTTACCGAAGAAGACAAGACACTGTTCAGTCAGGGAACGCTTGAGTACAAATATCGTCTCAGTGTCATGAATAAGTCCGGTGCCATCATCGACGTTTTGTATTGCATTTTACAGGTTGGAACCTATGGAATTAACGGAGAATCAAACATTCGCCGCACATTGGACGCAACAATTGATTTCGATGAGTTCGCAATTGACATAGAGGACAAGATTGAGGGCTGGTATGGATTGGATTTCAAGTTTGAGATCGGAATTTACAGCATACGAAACAACGATTTCATTTGGTATCCGGCTGGCACTTATGTCATTACAGCGGCAAATACAACTTATAATTCAGCCACAAATACGCTTACAATATCACTTTCTGACCATTTTGCGCAGTTAGACGGCACTCGAAACGGTCAGGTTGGCGGTGCTCCACTGATAAAAATCCCTGTAGACAATGATAGCGGCAAAAAGACGATTTTGCGCGAAGCATTATCCACAGTTCTTCGTCAACAGGGCGGCGTTGAGAACATGATTATCGAGGACATTGGCGAATTTTATGGTATGGAGAGTAACAACGCTGATTACGAAGAGTATCGCAAGAATAATCCCGAATGGAACGTGTTGCCATATGACCTTGAATTTGACGCAGGCTGCACAGTTGGAGATCAAGTAGACGAGATCACCGGTTTATATCCGAACATTCAGAAGTATTTCGATGTGTATGATATCTTCTGCTGTAACATGATTCCATCGTGCGAAAACGATCCTGTTGCTCTCTCAGACGACTTTCTTCAGGAAATTGTGTTGTCAGATAACGCAGAAAGCGTCACATATGATATCGAAAATATCAAGAATGTAACAGAAGTTTTTGGGACAACTTACGAAGTAGATCGTATGGCAGAGGCTGAACAATGCACTTCGAACGGCGATATCTACTCTCTCACTTTGGACGAGTACGATAAATATACAATCGGAGAATACATTGCTTTTATTGCTAATGTGAACAACGTTGACAATATGAAGCTACGGATAAATTCTCTCGATCCGGTTCCTATTTATTTCGAAAATACAGAACGTGGTGTGACTGCAAACACGATGCTCGCCACTCAAACTTATGTGCTGCAACTAAAAAAAGTGGACGACGCATGGAGATTTTATTGGCTCGGACAATACCAGCCGCATGCAATTTGTGTTCTCACGGATACCGACAGTGATCCCGTCTATACGAAGCAATACTTCTGCGACAGATACAATTGCAAGAACGTTGTGCTAAGAATCGAGCCGGACTCTCCATTTACAATTCAGAAAATAGGAATTGTACTGGATGTTAAAACCGGCGATCGGTACGATGATATAAAATCTGATACCGTAGCTATCGAAAATGCAATCTATGAGAATATCAAGACTTCAAGCTGGAACGATGTAGTCACACTCACAACAATGTGTGTTCCGTGGCTGGATGTATACGAAAAAGTTTCTTGGAAAAAAGCAAATTCTGACGATTTGAATGAATACGTCATTCAAAGTATTTCTCATAGTCTGAGCAGCACAGTTCCCACAACGACGATCACAATGTACAGATTTCATCCATTGTACTATGATTATGAAATTCCATATTGAAAGGCGGTGGATTTATGGCTTACCAGTTATCACACTATAAAGACATCGACGATTCGGTGGCATCCATCATCTATCAATACTATCAGTTTTTGAATGCCAATGACTATAAAAATGCCGCGTTGGTCTTGAAAGAAAACGCAGAAGCATTAAAACCGTATCGAATCGATGCGAACAGTCTAAATAAAATTGAACAGGGGATTATGGATCTTTGGCAGATTGCATCGTCCTCTCAAACGGTGGTTATTACCGAAGATCAGACAGAGCCGATCGGGAATTATCCTCTTATGACCGAATGGTACGCAGAATTTTAGGAGGTGTTTCATGGACAGTTCTGATTTTATTTTTAAACCGCATAACACACCGCGTCTCCGGGATAAGAACATCCGAGATCGACATGCAAGACTTTTAGCAGGCGGTGATTATGAAGGGGCTACTGCCCTATTAAAAAATAACCCAGATTCAGAGGCGCTTACTGCGTCTCTTTTTAATACATTCGAGGAAAAAATCGTCTTTCTTGAATCTGCTTTTGACGGGAAAGAGCCAATTTTTACAACAGAAGTATCGGATACAGAGCCGACTTCTAGTTCTATGGATGGAAAATATTTCTGGGAACAAACCTATTAATATTTGAAAGGAGTTTACTTATGAGTATTTTAAGCGGTTACAAAAAGTTTAAGAAGTATATTAAGACATCTTCTGGATTCCAGCTGCAGAGCTTATGGTCTAATGCTAATACTGTGGAAGCAGATGATGGGAAAAACATGGAGACAAAGGTTGGCGCAATTAACGGAATTACGAGTTCTACTACGGCAAACAGTACAGATATTGCCGCAAGCGCGAACCTTGTAAATACGAGATGTAATGAACTAAGTAATAATTTGGGCGGTCTGTCTTTTGGTCAGGATGCTGATGGCAACTGGGGATTCAAGATCGGAGGTGCTGATCCAGTAGTCCCTTTTAAAGGTGAGCCGGACTTCGATTACGAACACAACATATCAATTCCGTATATTGTTGTGGCTGGCAATCCAAATGTTCTTCACTACTACACCATGACAGAAAAGGACGCTGAATATTCCTACTTGGCATTATTCGCAGTTACTGCGGGCAGCGTTGTTTCCATAGAATTAAGCGGTGCTAGTGGGCCATCGTTCGTGTGCAACAAACCAGGCGGATCTTATTCCTTTGCTATTATTAAAGATCCGATTTTAAACGGGAAAGTTAATTTTAGACACGGAGGAACAGGAGACGGACATGTTTTTAAACTTATGATTAAGTAATATTAGCGATACCACACTCGCACAATCTCGGATCCATACGCATGTCCGCTATTGTTTGAAGTGCTAAAAGTGATTGTTACGGATTCTGTTGTATATGTCACATTAAGAGCGTTCCAACCTTCCCATCCACGAGATACGAGACCGGCGCAAACAATCTCGCCAGCATCTGTAATATCTGAAAGCAAAATATTTTTAGTCGCAGTCCCAGATGCAATCGTGAAATCGACCGATTTAAGAAAAGAAGACGGTGCTGGTCTTGTAAAATCGACGGCATAATATATACGCACATTCAGACTATGCAATCCATTAACTGACGTCATTACAAGTTCTGAATCGCTGTGTTTCACATAAGAAACACCGATTCCGGCGTTTAACTGTTCCGTGCCACCATTATATACTTCGATGAAAAAATCTTTTCCGTGAATCATGGAACCAAAATTAGGTATTTCAGAAACTTTGGTAAAATGATAACCGTGATGCCACTGTCCGAATTCGCCTGCCGTCCATTCTACGCCACCGCAATCCATAGCGGCAAGCTCTTGTTCACCCAATTTTTTTCGCACTGCATCAGCACCTACTACATAAAAAGCGTTTCCGTTCTGTTCAAATGAGCAACCGCCAAGTTTGTTATTCGTTGTCTCTAAATTATTACTTAGTTGGCTAAGTAATTTTTCTTTATCTTCGTCTTTTCGATAACTTATCCGAATATCGACATGTCTATATTTCGTGTATTTCCAAAAAGTTCCAATTGTATTTAGAGAATAAATCCTTATCAGGAAACTGGGAGGGTTTATAAAATGGAACAGGAAATTATTGACGGCGTGTTATTGGACATGATGTCTGAAATAGACAGCGAAGCACTTAGCGCTTTAAAACAGACGCTTCGAGCGCATTTGAGTAAGTACGAAATTAAGGAGCGAGAAACATCTCTGGTTTGTTTGGATAACAACGGGTTTAACTGGTTGCAGAAATTCGGCATGTACCTTACAAGTGCTGGAAGATCTCCGAGAACGATCGAGCAATATGACGGACACATTCGACGGTTTCTATCTTATCTGTGCAAAAACGTTGAAGATATTACGGACAACGATGTGGTAGATTACATTGACAAGTATAGGCGAGTGCGCAAAGTTTCAAATGGATATCTTAACGATATCCGTCTTGCGTTCAGAAGCTTTTTCAAATTTCTGGTAAACCGAAAGGTTATTCCGTCTAATCCGGCGGATGCGATGGACTCGATCAAGGAAAAGAAAAAGGTGAAAAAGCCATTCACTCCGTCTGAAATGGTAAAAATTCGGGAATCTGCGACTGAAATGGGTCTGCGTGAAAAAGCTATGGTTGAGTTCTTGTATAGCACCGGCGTAAGAGTTTCGGAACTGGCGGCATTAAACAAAGAGGATATTAGCTGGGAAGACAACGAAGTAATTGTTCTTGGCAAAGGAAACAAAGAGCGCTATGTATATCTAAATGCAAGTTCCACAATTTATCTGCGAGAATATTTGGAAAGCAGAACAGACAATGAAGATGCTTTGTTTGTAAGTAAACGAGTGCCTTTTCAAAGGCTTAAAAAGGCCGGAATCGAGGATGTGTGCCGCAAAATTGGCATGAATTCTGGCGTAGAAAATGTGCATCCACACAGATTTCGTAGAACTGTTGCTACGGAACTATTAAATATGGGTATGCCAATCGAACAGGTACAGGATGTTCTTGGGCATACAAAAATTGAAACAACTAGAATTTACTGCTCCGTAAACCGCGAGCAGGTAAAACAAAATCATAAAAGATTCATGTCCGCCTGAAATATGGCGGACTTATTTAATTTAAGGAGGATTTTTATGGAATTTATCAGATTTAAAAACGATGACGGAATTTATGCTGTTAATCTTGCTGTGGTAAGCGAACATGTTCTGTCTATGGAATTCGAAAAGAAGATTCCCGAAAATTACCTGGCTGGATTTTATCAGCTCAATAAAAATAACAATATCGTAGAAGGCACATACGAAGATTTTAATACTCTTTACCGCGCTTACAAGGACAAACCTCTCACTGTTGAAGTTTCTAATGATGGCAGTGTCTATGTCGCTCCAGAACCAGTGAAACCGACCGTTAAATTTTACTGTGGTATCGGCGGAACGTTAAAAGGCGATATTACTCAGAGCGTAAACGATTTTTCTGAGCTGATTGTGCCTACTCCTACTCCTGACGAAAACTATAAGTTTGTAGGATGGACACCTGAGATTCCGAAATCTGGAGAAGTTGATGCAGCAGGTAAAAACTTTACCGCAATATTCGAATATGTTCCTACTCTTGACGAAGTGAAAGCAAGCAAAATTGCCGAACTGTCTTCTGCTTGTCGAGCTGCAATTGAAAACGGCGTTGATATTGAAGTAGACGGTGTTACCGAGCACTTTAGTTATAAATCCAGCGAAGATCAGTCTAATATTAAGGAATTATTTGATACCGTTGCAACTACCGGTCTTGCTGTATTCTATCACTGCGATGGTGGCGATTGTAAGCTGTACACGCCGGAACAGATCTTTAATCTTTATGGTAGCTGCGCGTTAAATAAAACCTCTCAGGAAACTTACTTTAACCAGCTTAGAGGTTATATTGGAACTTTGGAAACCAAAGAAGAAGTTACAAAAATTTCCTTCGGCGTAACCAAACTGACCGGAAAATATCTGGAAACATATAACGCTGCTATGGCACAGGCTAAGAAGATTTTCGATGCCGTTGTTGCAAAGACTATTTCTGCAAATTCAACAGAAGGTGAATAATTATGAAGCGCAAAAAGAAAAGGCGTGATATCATGACTTTCTCGAAAAAGTGGGTATCGCGCCTTATGTGCGCATCTATCGTCTGGATCAGTTTGAGTTATGTCCTTGCTTTTATGGGAATGACCGATATCGCGGAAAGTCTGTCTTCTACTGTTGTTACCGGCGTTATCTTCGTAATGCTTCCATATTTTGCTAAGTCACTGTTCGAAACAAAATGGGAAAAGGATCTTGAATTCAAAAAAGAACAGTTTAATTCAAACGTAAACAAAGGAGAGGCGACAGATAATCCAGACGATTCTTCTGCGGTTGGATAAGGAGGTGTGTTTATGACTAAAAATGAAGCAATCCAAAAGGTTTTGACTATTGCAGAAAATGAGGTCGGATACCTCGAAAAGAAAAACGGAAACAACTTAGACCACAAGACTGCAAATGCCGGATCTGCGAATTACACAAAATACGGATATGAGATGCATAATCTTTATCCGAAAGTGATGGATTATCCGGCTGCGTGGTGCTGTGCTTTCGTTTCGTGGATTTTGTACAAGGCGTTCGGAATGGACAAGGCGAAACAGCTCATGTGTGGCGACATCGACGACTACACCGTTGCTGCCGCTGCCAGATACAAAAACAAGAAGCGTTATTTCAAAACGCCTGAAATTGGCGATCAAATTTTCTTCAAAAATGCTCTTCGAATTTGTCACACGGGTATTGTTTATAAAGTCGATTCCACAAAAGTGTATACTATTGAGGGGAATACGAGTTCCGGTGCTGCCGTTATTGAAAATGGCGGAGGTGTATTCAAAAAGAGTTATCTTCTCTCCAACGCTAGAATTGATGGGTATGGACGTCCCGATTGGAGCTGTGTCTCATCGGAAGCGAATACTGGGAATCCTTCGTCTGCATCCGGATCTTCCATGAAGGTTTTTGAAACTATTTTAGATGTTTCCAAATACAATACGGTTGATTTCGCAAAGGCTGCCGGAGGTTATCCCGGCGTGATGATTAGAGTTGGATATCGTTCTTATGCAAAGGGCGAATTGACTCTTGATCCGAAATTTGTAGATCATGCGAAAAATGCGCTTGCTGCCGGAATGAAAATCGGAGTCTATTTTTACGATCAATCGATAAACGAATCTGAGGCTATTCAACAGGCTGACTTCGTTATTGGTTTAATCAAGGCGTTGCCGATCTCCTATCCGGTTTTTATCGATTCGGAATACTCCAATGCGAATCATAATGGACGCGCAGATAGTCTATCGAAAGATGTTCGCACGAAGAATATAATTGCTTTTTGCGAACGTATTAAGTCTTGCGGTTATCAGGCAGGAGTTTACGCTTCGGACAGTTGGTTTAAATCTATGGTGGATTTTGGCAAATTAAAGGAGTATGAGATTTGGTGCGCAAGATACAGTGATTCTGCACCGACGATTCCCAAATACGACATTTGGCAATGTGGTTCACAAATTGTTCCTGGTTCATCTTCTGCCGTGGATATAAATAAGGTTTATAAGAAATATTCTGATAACACAAAAACACCATCGTCACCCGAAGACAATTCTTATTGTTATTGCCGCGTCAATGTAAAAACGAGTTTAAATGTCAGGAATAAACCCTCGCTGAGCGGAAAAGTCGTTGGACACTTAACCGGTGATCTCGCGATTAACGTCACAACACTTGATAATGGATGGTGTAAAATTTCTTCGGATGAGCAATGGTGCTCTTATAAATACATTGTACCAACAAAGGGGACAGTTGTAAACTGTAATTTGTTAAATTTTAGATCGGAATCCAATACATCTTCTAAAATTTTAAAGACGCTGAAATGCGGTGAAAAACTGAATATTCTTTCTAAAACGGGAAACTGGTATTACGCGGAAAAAGATGGTGTCGCAGGGTACGTTTCTTGTTCTTATATTACTACAACGTAAAAAAGGGGGCTGAAATGAGTGAGATAGCTGAATTATTTACAGTCAATTGGACGACGTGGTTTATTACGGGATTCGCAATTCTTTTCGCACTCGAAAAGGGTATTGATTTGGTTGGTGGATTAGCTGCCAAACTAGGATTTGAATTCAAATTTATGAGAAAAAAACGCGAAGAGCACGACTTGCTGCTAAAAACATCTAAATCTCTTACGGATTTTCAGGACAAACATACTCAAGACATTAATAAGCTGATGCAGAACGATATTGAGATTAGAAAAGATTTCCAAGATTTGACCAACGAGATGCGAAAAACTAATGAGCAAACCCAATTAAGCATTCAAGAGTTCGCAAGTAACCGAGTTAGTGATCGTGAAAAATCAAGAGAGATTCAGGCAAACTTGAGCAATTCTATTGCTACGTTAAGCCAGAAATTGACGGATGAGGATTCGCAGGTTCAAGCCTTAGTTTTATCTCAAAAGGAACAGCTTGCAGATCGCATCAATGCAAAATATAAACACTATATTTCCATTGGCGGCGTTCCAGAGGACGAAGTGGATGAGTTTACTAATCTTCATTTCGCATATAATGGACTTCGTGGCAATCATATGGGCGATGCCAAGTATAATTATTGTATGGAACATCTTCCAGTTATCCCCGTAGAAACAAAGTTGATTATGTGATGGAGGATTTATGAAACCTATTTTGCATATTATTCGGGATTTTTTACTTGGTTGCAGCTGCGGACTGATTTATTTTGCAGTGGAAATCTGCTATCGTGGATATTCGCATTGGAGCATGTTTGTGCTGGCGATGTTTTGCGGCGTATTTTGTATTGACCACATCAACAATTACATGTCTTTTGACCTCGACTTTCGTGTACAAGTAATGATATCCACAGGGTTATGCACATTATCAGAAGGATTGTGTGGATTGTATGTGAATATCTACAAAGGGTGGAATGTTTGGGATTATTCCAATCTTCCACTCACGTTCTTTTTTGGGCAATGCAACGTGTTTTTCGTTTTTGCATGGATTGCATTGTGTATCATTGGCATTTTTTATTGCGATGCCATGAATTATTATGCTTTTAAAATTGATCCTTGTCCCTATTACAAGGTTGGCGGCAAGGTGTTTTTAAAGTTTCCAGAACGGAAACAGAAGGGAGTCTGAATGGATTTCTTGATTCAAAATTGGTATTTAATCGTTGCCGTTATTGCTGTTTTGGCGGCAATTGGATTCTCGATTTACAAGTTCGCAGGTTTGCCAACTGCCGAACAGAAAGAAAAAATAATGGCATGGCTGCTTTATGCGGTTACAAAAGCAGAGGCAGAGTTTGGTTCAGGAACCGGTCAAGCTAAACTGCACTATGTCTACAACATGTTTATTGATAAATTCCCAGTTGCTGCGAAATGTATAACTTTTGAAGCATTCTCTACTATGGTAGATCAGGCGCTAGAAGAAATGCGTAAGATGCTTCAGGACAACAAGAAGATTGCAACCCTTGTAGATGAGCAGAAACTTTAATTTTTTTTAGGCATTTTGCCAATTAGATAAGTAATAATATGAAGAGCGTGAAGGTATATGTTGGAGAGGACAAGAAACTGCATTTCGTTGACAGTTCAGGTGCTGATACAGTGATCCCTTTTAGCTCCGTACCGTCTTCTGAATCTGCTCCAGATTCGTTGTCTTTAAACTGGTCGATCGGCGGAAATACAGGATGGGTAGAAAGGGCGCAAACGTCGTCTGGAACATGGAATCACAACACTACATCGGACAGATTCTATGTGTACAAAAATTTAGGCTTATACAAGCTAGTCTCCATTTCAATATCTTGTCAAGCAGGAGCTGGAACTCAAGACGGAGGAAGTGCATCCTCAAGCGGGACGATATATTTGGATAAAGTAAATATAGACGCTGGAACTGCAACAAATTTCTGGACAAAGTCCATCAGAAACGGCAATACATATAATGCGGAAACATACGTCTTGCAGGATTCAGATTTTGAATCGTTTGACGGATTTAAGCTTAGATCATCTATCAATTACAATGCTTCTGCCGGATGGGGAACATATTCTCAGGCGACAGCAAACTACTCTTTTGGAGTGGTCGGAAACTACGAAAAGGTATAAGAGACAATCATTAAAGCTTAATACAGATATAGAATGCCGCACCTGAACCGTATCCGCCGTATATTTTGAACCCAGTATCCGTTACTTCTTGCAACGCGAGCCGATTTCCTGTACTTGGGCCAGTAGGAAATGATCTTCTGATGCACATTGGCGGATTGTCACTCGCAGAATCCCAGATGAACTCCCTTTGTAATTCAGTCCACCACAGCACCATAGTTCGATCATTTCTACTACCCCCATTGTAAAAAGCTTTAGTTGGATCGCTTCCGCCAAGAAATCCATACATGATAAAATCTGGTTTGAAACCAACATCGACTGTTGCGCCATTCGGGTTCCCGTTATTGCCTAGAAATTTAAAACCTCCCATCGCTACTTTGGAGCTTTTAAAAGGGACTACTGGATCTGCACCTCCAATCCGATATCCCCAATTGCCATCATCATCTTGTCCAAAAGTAAGTCCTGCCATATTATTACTTATCCTATTAAATTACGATTTTAATCAGAATTTTAATCATTTAAAGTCAATAAACCAAATATTTGTAAGTGAAACTCCTCGCTGAATATCCGAGCGATGTGTTTCGGATTAACATTTTAGAAAGGAGAACCTAAATTAAATATGGAAAATAAATATTTAAACCCGGATGGGCTTAAAACTGTACTAAAAAATCTCAAGACGGTTTTTTCTTTGGTTGGACATAAGCATACCAAGGCAGACATTTCCGATTTTCCATCCTCTCTTCCGGCAAACGGAGGAAACTCAGATACGGTTGGCGGATTCACGGTTAAAACAAATGTGCCTGCCGATGCAAAGTTCACCGACACTGGTACTCTTACGGGTATCAAGATGAATGGTGCAAGCAAGGGAACTTCTGGTGTCGTTGATCTTGGAACTGTTCTTACTGGCGGATCTCAGACATCTACATCTTCTGCGGATGGCGGCTCCAATGTGTACACATTTTCCGACGGTTCTACGATTACCGTAAAGAATGGTTCCAAAGGTAGCGCTGGCACTACTCCTACTGTCAAGGTTGCGAGCGGAACCAAAATTGCTGCCGTTGGAACTCCGTCCGTTACCGCCGCTACGAGTGGGACAACCACAACCTTTACTTTCAACTACCTGAAAGGTCAAAAAGGTGACAAGGGAGATCCCGGTGTAAACGCAACGACTACTGCTGTTGCAACTGCTTCTGCGAACGGCTTGATGTCAGCTTCTGACAAATCCAAACTTGATGGAATTACAACCAAACTCATCGTTGCTTCCACAGAACCCACAGCGAATACCAACGACATCTGGTATCAGGAATATTAAAAATTTAGGGATAATTTGCTTCGGCATTTTATCCCTATTTTTTTACTTTTTAGCTAGAAACTTTCCGTCATTTTCGAATAAAGAAATAACGGCTTTGCACCGATGAAAATTTGACAACATGAACATTTTGCGCAATAATACTTATAAGAACATGGAGTGTATTGAAATTATAATATCTGTCAATCTCTTCTATGCAAAACAGGGGAGATATAAAAGTATGCCAAGACTAAGAAAATGTTGTATTTGCGGAGCAGAGTTTTTATCTCATAATGAAAACACTTGCTGCTCGGATAAATGTCGCATCGAAAGAAAACGAGAGCAGGATAAGCGTGGAAATTATAGGCGCTATCATAGGCTGTCTGGAATACCAGAAATCAAGATCTGCCCGGTATGCGGTAATACATTTTATACAATTCGAAATGTATACTGTTCTGATGAATGTGCCAGAATTGGCAGGAAAAAGAATATGCAAGAAAATTTTACCGAATACTACGGCAGAAACAGAGAGGAATTCATAAAAAGGGTAACGGAATGTGCTAAAAGGAAGTGTCTTGAATCAAAAAGCGTTGGCTCGTCCCCTTAAAATCGGTCTTATTGTGGCTCATTATAAATATCCTCTTTAGATAACTCCTGTACAAAAAGAAAAAAGATAGACATTAGCCTATCCTTTTTTTTCAAAACACCATGTGTTTTTATTCATCATCCCAGAATCTTTAAAAATTCTGTTTATATTTCAATACGCCCTGCGTTTGTATTGAATACGATATTATTATCTTCCATATTTTTTATTTTGTCAATCGATTTCAATAAAAAAGGAGAGATTAAATCTCTCCTTTTTCCTTGGTGCATCGTGTTTATATTCATCAATTCCAAAGTCTGAAATGTAAGAAATCAGATTTAGACTTTATTTACATTTCAATACACTTCTGCACCATTTATATAATTATTGTTCATATTGTTTGTTTTGTCAAGCATTTTTATGCTCTCTCATCCCTACACACAAAAAAGGAGAGATTTAATCTCTCCTTTTTTTCGGCACGTGTTTATATTCATCATTTTAAAGCCTGAAATATAGGAACTTTTAGACTCTATCTATATTTCAATACACCCTGTGCCTCTTTTATAATTATTTCTCGAATTTGTTCTTTTGTCAAGCTTTTTTAGTTCGATTGTTTCTTTGCCCGACATCTCTTTATACGGACTGCATTCTCAGATGGATTTTCATTATAAATTGGTCTGTGTCTTGGCAAATACGAATTAATCGTGCTTTCCGAACAACCAACGGTTTTTGCAATCATATCAACAGGAGTGCATTTGTCGTACAGATCCAGGATTATTCTCTGCGTCTCGTTTGCGATAATTCCTTCCGTGCTTAACGCCTTTGCAACCCTTTGCCAACTATATCCTGTTCTCTTTTTTGTTCCGGTTATTGTTTGGGTTTCCTTATATGCATTTAATATGGTGTCTGTAGAAGTCATGTTCATCGTCTCCGTATTTTATATAATATTTATTATGTAAAAAGGGCAGAAAAATCTGTCCTCTTTACGACTTTTTGCCCTGTGGTCTTTGTGATCTCGGTGGCATTTTCAGAATCTAAATCTTTTCAATCCACGTTGCTTTTACACAACGAAAATATTACATCTTTAAATTACATTCTTTTTGGCAAGTTGTCAAGACTTATGCGAATGCAATATCTCCAAATTAGATAAGCTAAGTAATAATTTGGGCGCTGTCCCGGAATTTGTAATTGATAAAAGTACGGGTAAAATTACGGGATATAAGACAAAGGCTGGTGCGGATACAGTATTCCCTTTTAGTAGTACCCCGTTGTTAAACATGGCATTTTCTCAAATGCCAAAAACGGATTACTATACGAGTACCAATCTTGTATTTGAAAATCCGGGTTATAGCCGTCTAAAAGTGACGGATTGCAATGCAAACTATTGGTGGGTATATAATTCTCCGCGGTTCGCTGTTAATAATTGGGGGAATGAACTGGAGAAAAAATATCAAATCGGCAATAGAAATGATACCGTGTTTGATATAACAAATGTTAAATATGTATTAATTCACACCAAGCAGTCTCAAAATAATAATAGTGGATTTGGCGCATGTACATTTAACTTGTACAATGAATAAGTCAAAATATGTGCTTATGCCACACCTCAAATAATTATGTATCGCTATAAATCAGACGTATTTCCTGTTTATACTAAAGATGTGGTAACTATTAACTACTCGCCTTTCAAGTCTGGTGTAGGAAACAAGACCACGAGAGTTGTAATAGCTTATTTTTGACATAACCACGATGCTTATCTAGCATATATTGTCGTTCCAGAGCCAGTGTAATTTGTCCCTCCAACATAGCAAGCCAGCAACCGGCAAGATGTTTTTGAAATTTCCCATTCGCACTGCGCTCCAGTTCCAGCAGTATATCCGCCGTTGCACACTTGTATTTTATTTTCGCCCAGTGTAACAACTGGTATTTTGGCGGTATAAATCAATTTTGTGTTTCCAGCGCATGTTGTCGCAAGGTATACTTCGTCATATTTTGAAAAATCAATTGTTTTCTGCGCGGTTCCAGACAGTGAATCGATTTGCTGCCAGGTTAAATGATCCTCCACGGCTTTCATATTATTACTTATCTAATTAAGCCCTGCTGTTTTTAAGATGAAATCTGGATTTCAAATGAGCAATTTTAGTACGTTAATTACTTTAGATTTTTGTCCAATTTCGCATTCCGCGTATTTTAGATGGAGAAGTTTACGCCTGTCGCATATACTCTTCCATTTTGACGTTCTTTTTACATTATATATCGTATATAATTTTATAGATTTTTACAAAAAAGAGTGGCAATAAAAACCACTCTTCTTCGTAACAAAATCATTTTAGGATTCACGGATGTCCAAAATGATTATACATCTTTATTGCAAAATAA